AGAGTGCGTAATCCGCATCCGCGTCTGAGGCGCCGGGCATTGCGGCTTTCGCCAGTTCAAGAAAAGTCACGTTTACCCCTCCGTTGTCGGGCCATTCGCGAACATCTACTTGCCGTACATCGCCCACGCCGGCTTGACGGCGATGATTGATCCGCTGAGATCGCCGATCCGGCCCCACGCCTCGGTGTAGAGGCGCCATCCGCGGCCGTTGTCGCCATCGTGATCTGGCTCGTTGCCGTAGTCCTGCTCGGCGAGCCATCGCTTGGCGAAGTCGGCCGCGCCGGCAGCGTCGAGCTTGAACGGGAGCTTTACGAGTCCTTCCGGCGGATAGCTGCTCGGCACATACTGGAAGAAGATGAGGCCCTTCTTCGGATCGATCAGATATGCCTCAGCAGTCTTGCGGCGACCGAACGCGATCCCCATCGTGGTCGCTAGATCGCCCTCGCTCGTGATGTCGATGTGGAAGTTGTCCATCGTTTACCCCTTCGGTGACGCGCCCACAGTTTGCGCCTTGCGGTAGCAAGCCTCATGGTACTTGGCGCCGTCGAGAACCCATTGTTCCTGCCCTGCCTCAATTTCCTCGCGGCAGCCGCAGCAAAAAGTCAGGTCGGGCTCGTCATCGTCGCGAGCCGTGAACAAATGATAAAGGCGTGTCGCTTCACGGATCAGCATCGCCTCGCCGTCGATCCGATCAGTAACGTGCGCACCAAGGAACGCGCAGCGCCGCGCGATCTTTTCGATTTCGGTCGAATAATCTGCACTCATGAGGCGCCCTCGGTGATTGGTTCATTCGCCCTGATCTTGCGGTAGGTCGCCAACCATTCGCGGCGCGATTTCTTGCGGTCCACAAGTCTGTCCTTGATCTTGCCTTCGTCGTTGACCTCGATCGCGGCCATGATCTGGTTATAGATGTGGTTGCGGAGCGATAGTTTGAATGTGGACGATGCTGCCTTAATAGCCTCGGGGTACATGACCTCGACGTAGGCGACGGTCTCTTTTCCGATGTCCATCGCGATCTCTTTGACGAGTTCGCGAGACCATGGGCCTTTTGGGACAAGATCGTTGCTCATGGCGCGCTCTCAGTGCTCCCGCCATTCTGGTGGCTGCGGAATATCAAGCCAGTGAGTTGGTTCCAATTTCTCGGTCGCCTCTTGATCTTCACCATTCCACATGACGATGTGGAGCGTCTGACTTCCCGCCGACCAAATAAGTATCGTGCTTCCATCCTTTGGGGCCGATGCTATCGGTTGCCATGCCGTTTGGTTATCTGTCATCACGCGCTCCAAAATCCGAGAGGCGACCATTCTGGCGGCGAGTCCCGCCATTCAGGATGTGCGCGCATCCGCGCACTCTCGTCCTTCGTGAACCAAACTATTTCGTCCATCTTGCGACCAAATAGTTTCTCTGCGGCGTCTCGCGGAATATAGCCGCGCGGCTTCTTCGCATCGTCCGGCGCAAAGACGGCATTCATCCTGGTGTCGTTAATTACGAGCCATTCGCGCATTGTTGTCCTCGAATGTACTAACTGCGCGCCGGTAAGCGGGCGAGCGTGCGGATGATCTCGGCGGCGCGGACGCCCCCGGCGCGTTCCTCCTCGGTGTCGCCGTCGAAGCCTTCTTCCATCGCCTTGGCAAGGTTCTCGGCCTTCTCCTGCTCAGTGAGGAGCCGGCCGCGGATGATGGCGCGTGATGCGGCGGAGAGCGCAGCGCGCGCCCACAACTGATCGCACCAGGGCGCCTGATCCATCAGGGCGGTGCACAACTTCGCGTGTCGCTCGGCCTCACTGGACATTTTGTAATCCCCTATTGTGAAACGCCTTCCATCACACCTTGTCTTATAGCCCCGCCTCCGGCTCCGTTCTCGGCGCGCTTGCCGGCGATCCTCTCCTCGAACGCCTTCGCATGCGCGGTGAAGGTGTCCTCGGACTCGGCGCAATAGGCCAGGAGGTCGCCCATCCCGCCCGTGTACCAGCTGGCGTACTCGCGCAGCTTCACCGCGAAGCTGTCGGCGTTGGCGCGCATGGCCGCCGCCTTCTTCTCGGCGTGCTCGACCGAGCGATACATCTCGGCGATGGTCGCCTCGCAGGCGCGCTCGATGGAGGCCTTGAGTTCGTCCGCGAGCGAATTGCGGATCTCGCCGTAGACGGCGTGATCCGCTGGGAGCGGCGGCGCCGCCGGCAAGCCGGTGCCCTGGATGCTCTCCGCGACGGAGCGGATAATGGTCTCCTGGTCGATACGCTCGTTCATTTGCTTCTCTTCCTCCTGGTTAAGGTGCTGCGTGTTCGTTGATGCGGTGGGCTTCGCTCACCGCGATGGTGGGGTGCATGCGGCGCTCGACCAGCGTCCAGATGATGGAGCGGATGCGCTCGTCGGCGCGGATGAGGAAGCCGATGGGGTCGTCGCGAAAGGCGCCCCACCGGCTGATCGTTTTGTCCCGGTTCTGCTTGGTCGTGTCGGTGAAGAGACCTGCCGCTTGCAGGTCCGGCAGGTCGAGCGACCGCAGGATGTTCACCGCTTCGAGGAAGTCCGCCAGGCGCAGCGGCAGTTCGCGCGTGCTCTTGGCGTAGGTGTCGACCTCGACCCGCAGCTGGGCGAGCGCGGCAATCCGGCGGTCCTTGGCGCCCACCGTGTCGCGGATCATCTCGTCGATCTGGCCGATCAAGCCTTGGTGCTGCTCGGCCGTGAGTATGCGCAGGCGGCTCATGCGGGCGCACCCACCGCGCTCATCCGAGCGTTCTTGAGCGCGCTCGCGTCCTTGAGGGCCTTGCCCGCCACGCCGCACTTGGTGCGCAGCAGCTTCTCTCCATCGAACCGGCCCTGAATCGCCGCCTCGTCGTCCATCGTCACCAGCCAAGCGCGGAGATAATCCATGTACTCCTCGGTGGTGGTGGGCCCGGTCTCCTTCGGCGGCTCGGGCTGGGCCTCGGCCCTGGTGCCCTCCGCCGGGTCGATGGGCTCGGCCGCCGGCGCCGAGGATTTCTCCCCGGACGCCGACGGCTCCGCGCCCGCGGATTGGCGGTCGGACACAGGCGCAGATTCGGTGGGCTGCTGCTGGCCGTCGGGCACGTCGGCGGCGACGTTGGCGAGCTCGTCCGGCGCACCCGAGGTACCGCCGTCCAGTTCCTTGACGTTCTCGGGCCGGAAGCCATCGCCGTTGGTGTTGCCGGCGAGGCGGGCAACCAAGCCGGTGCCGCGCGGGGTGACGTCCTTCGCGTTGTCCGGCCCGATCGCGGCTTCCTCGAGTTCTTCCTTCGTGTAGACGCCCATCAGCACGTCAGGGAAGTAGACGCGCGCGAAGTTGCGAGACGTATGGTAAAAAAGCTGGATGTCCGGCTGCGTCTCCCACAGCGGGCTGCCTTTGACCTTGCCGTATTCGTTGCGGGCCGGGCGCAACCTCCCCAGTGTTTCGGAGATCAGTTCGCGCGGTTCAGTCTCGCCTTTCAGCGTGGCGGAAACGATGCAGCGGCGCTCGTCCCCCTCGCCCACATAGCGGTGCTGGACGCGGCCGACGATCGGCGCGCGTGTTTCGAGTACGGCATGGTAAAGCTGGCTCTCGAAGGCAATCCGCTCCTCGCCCTTGTTGCTAACGAGATAGCTCTTGTTGGCGACCGCGAACGGTGAGAACTTCCATTCGAGGGCTTGGATGCAGATCGCGAGACAGGCTCCAGGATTGCCACGGAGATGGCTCGGGACCGCCGCGCCCGAGACAGCCATCAGTTTCGAAAACTCGAACACCTCCATCATGTTTTGGAAGCTGACGCCGCCCGATGCGAGCGAAGCTGTGATGGCGCCGGCCTTTTCACGGTCAATCTTCCCTTCGATGCGGGCAACTTGCGTTCCTGCTTGTTCGTCGCTCATGATGCTCTCCCGAATGATCCATGTTTCTCGCGTGCTGCTGCCGCATAAGCTGCTGCGGCTTGTTCGACTGTGTCGAAAACTCCGAGGTGAAACTGCTTGCCCTCTGCTCTGATCGAGGCGCGCCATCTTCCATAGTGTGTGAGAGACACGCCTTTCCGGCCGGAGGTGTTGTCTCGCCTCCGTTTTTGGTTTTTCTGATTTTGCGCGTGCGTGGCCGGGCGCAAGTTCTCCCACCGGTCATCGCCTGGGGTAGTGTTCTCGTGGTCGACCTCGAACAGCGGCCACTCGCTGGTCATGTAGAACCACGCGAGGCGATGTCCATAATGGAGAACGCCGTCGACCCGAATGACGAGGTAGCCGTTTGAATTTTTGCATCCGGCGGGGCCGGCCAGGATGCCGCGCCTTGTCTTGCGCCACTCCCATTCCCCGGTCAGCGGATCATATTTCAGGAGCGAGCACAGGCGCTCGTGGGTGAGATCGCCCATTAGCTGATGCTCCCGTGTTGCACGATCGCGTCGAGGTTCTCGCGCGCCCGCTGTGAAAGGCTGATCGACTGGGCGTCGTGCTGGACGCCGCCGGGGCCCGGCCATTCCTGGTTTCGGAGACAGCGCCAGAACCGCGCGAGCGCCTGCCGATTGAGTTCGTGCCCGCGCTTGAGGTCGTCGGGGTCGAGTTGCACAACGCGCGTGGCGTAGGGCGGCTTGCTCTCGACAAAGACCAGGGAGAAGCTGTTCATCTCCTGGCCGAGCAGGCGGCGGCAGCCTTCGCCGATCAGCGCGCCCTGCTGGTAATAGGCGAACTTCGCGATGGTCGAGACGAGATCCTCGTAGCGCACGCTGGTCGTGGTCTTGAGGTCGGAGAAGTCGAGCGAGTCGTTGGGGATCGCGTCCGGCCGCGCCTTGAGCCAGATGCCGCTCTCCTTGTCCTTCCAGAACATCGACCGCTCGATGGCGCCGTTGAGGATGCCGGCGCGCACCAGCGGGTTTTGCCCGAGCGACAGCGCCATGCCGCGGATGTGGTCGACCTGATCCGCGGTCAGGATCGTCTTGCCGGCGCGCGCCTGTTCGGCGTTCCACTCTTTGCACTTGCCGGCACCGTTGAACCACGGCCGCCAACGCTGCTTGCCCTTCTCCTCTTTGCCCGAGTCGTACATATCGGGCTGGATCACAAAGAGCTTCGCGAAGAACGGCTCGCCGAGGATCAGGTGGTGCACCGCGCGGCCGAGAATGAAGTGCTCTTTCTCGTCGTCAGTCCCGACACGGTTCGGATTGAGCGGCGAGTCGCACCAGTAGTGCGCCTCGCTCTTGTGGATGATCTTGCGCAGCCCGCTCGATGAGATCGACGGCCCGTCGCAGATGTCGGCGTCGTGATACCTGACCATCGGAACCCGGGCGTAGATGCCGGGCTCCGTGATCTTCCCGCCGATGTAGGGGATGTGGGCCATCGTAGCTCCCAACGGTCAGTCGTGGCTCTTCGCGGACAGCGAGTCGCGGCATTTGAGAACGCGGTCAGGATTCGACGGCCGCCGATAGACCACCATGTCGGCGACCGCCACCGGTCGCCACGATCCACGCACCCGGCTTAACCAATGGGAATTATCGGCGAGCGGAGTGCCGTCGACGAAATCGCGATCCTGGACCACTAACTTCATCTTCTTGCCCGCATGGCGGATGCGCCTGCCTTCCGCATCGGCAGCGCGGTCAACCGTCTGCGGGCTGGGATTGCCGAGCAGATCGCTCATGAGCACTTCCACGTAGTCTGTGTCCATGCGCCTACTCCGCCGCTTCCATCACGGGGACGAGCGAGCCGTCCTCCATGACGAGGCCGTTCGCCCCGCGCTCGTCCACCTTTGCGATAATCACGGTGTAGTCGTTCTCGGTCGCGAGCTTCTCCAGGAGAGCAAGGCCGTCCTGGTCGAGTTCGGACCCCTCGTCGATCGTCATCACCCGGAGCTTGGGATTGAGCGCCATGCCGATCATGGCCGAGGTCATGATCTTCACCCGCGTGCCCGCCTGCACGAATGGGATGCCGTTGAGCAGGATCTCGTCCTCGCCAAAGCCGAGGCCCTTCACAGGCATCTTGGCGGCGGCGACCGCCGCGATCTTCTGCTGGTCGAGGTGCTCGATCTGGCGGGTGAGTTCGGCCGCCTGGGCGTCGTTCTCTTCCGCCTCGTCCTCGAGCCGCACGCGCTCGGCGAAGCGGGCGCGGGTCTGCTTGACCTCGTTCGCCCGCGCGATCTCGGCGTTGATCGGTGCGGTGTCGACGGGCGTGGGCAGCGCGGGCAGCTTGCTGATGTCGATCTCCGCCGCGTCGGCGGCGGCGCCGTGCTGCGCGGCGGTCGTGCGCAGGGCGGCTACGCGCTTCTCCAATTCGGCCGCCTCGTTGAGGGAACGCTGCGCGGCGTCCCTGAGCGCCTGCACCTCGGCCGCCATCGCCGTTCGCCGGAGCCGCTCCGGCTCGATGGCAGCGTTGCGCTTGTTCGTCTCTTCCAACTCGGCGAGCTTCTTGGAGACGTCGATCTCCTTGGGGATCGAGCCGGGCGGCAACTGGATCGCGCCGGCCGCCTTCTTCGCCTGATCGGCCTTACGGTTGATCTCGGTGCGCGCCTCGAACAGCTGCTTGCGCTGCCCCGCGATCGCGTCGAAGTCGATGCCGGGGACCAACTTCTTGAGCAGGTCGAACTGCTCCTTCGACTTCGCCTTGGCGAAAGCCAACGGATCGAACGCGAACGCGCCCAACAGGCTATCGAGGAACGCCTGCGGCTTCTTCGAGATGGGCTTGCCGTCACCCTCGGTGACCTTGAGCGACATGGTGACGTCGCCGCCCTCGGTCCGGTGGAACGTCCGGGTGACCTTGATCTCCCCGAAGTCACCGTAGAGCCGGCACTCCTCCTCGCCGTCGCGGATTGGGCGCGGGGGCGCGGCCGCTTGGCCGGCGAGCAGGACAAAGATCGATTGGAGCAGGCTGGTCTTGCCCTGGTCGTTCCGCCCCGCGATGGTGACGAGATGGCCGTCCGGCCGGATCGCGACCGCACGGACACGCTGGAAATTGCTAACCCGCAACTCGATCAGTCTCATGGTGCACTCCCCTGGTTATGCGGCGTGCCGCAGGATGATGGATCTCATGGTCCCGATGTTGGGGTAGGCGGCGACGAGCTCTCGAATGACTTGCTCGATGTCGACGCGGTGCTCGTCCCAGAATTGCCGCTCGCTGCCGGTGTGCTGCTGCATATGATGCGTATGACAGAGGGGCGCGGCCCGCCTGTCGTCGGGCTTGCGCCCCATGCCCGCCTCGGAGCCCATCCGCACATGCGCGGCCTCACGGCACGGCTCGACGCGGCAGATCAGGCAGGGCAACTCGCGGATCGCCACGAGATAGCGGCCGTCACGTTGGCGCGGCTTGCGCTCCAACAGGCTTCCGACCGGCGCGATGTTGGCGATCCTAGCCATTGCGAATCTCCCGCAGTCGCGCGCGCGCGTTCTCGACGGTGTCCGTCTCGCCCTGGTGCGCGTGGTGCATTGCCGTCTGCTGCATCACACCAGCGAAAACGGTGAGGCGCGTGATCCCCTCGTTCAGGCTCTCGCTGCCGGACAGGAAGTACGAAGCCGCCACCGTGCGCAGCGCCGCTTCGGCCTCTTGACGCGGCAGGCTGTTGAGGATCATCACGAGGCCAGTGGCGAAGCCGTTGTCGTCACCCATTGGCGAGCGCCTCCTTGGCCTTGTCGAACGCGGCGAGCACCTCGGCGTGCGTGCGGCCGGGCGTGTCGTTCCATCGCCCCAACGCGAGCGTGATGACGCCATCCCACCGCAGGCCGATCGCGTCGTAGATCGCATCGCGCGCCTGCTGGTACGCTCCCAAAGGATTGTCACGGATGTGCCACGCATGCTGGAGCGCGATCAGCGCGCAGCGCGTTCCCTCGTCTTGAAAGCGCCGCGCCGTCCCAGGCCCGTGCGGGGACCAGTCGCCCTCGTCCGCGATGAGGCTGCGCGCTCTTTCGAGCAATGCGATCGCGGCATTGTTCATCGTCGTACCCCCTCCGGCACCGGCTCGAGTGGCGGGCACCGCTTGTCCGGACAGCGGTTCGGATCGAGCGGCTGGCCGTTGTCGACGACCGTGATCCGGCAGCGCGGGCAGAACCCGAGGAGCTTCTCCGGCCGTGCATGCCGGTACGGAAGCGGGCGCAGATTGAAGGGCCAGTCGCTCATAACGCCTCCCGGCTGCGGTCGGTCAGCACAATGACCATCTGCGGCGCGCGTGCCGCCTCGGCCGCAGCAGCGAGGTCGAGCATCCGCTTGGCGAGATCGCTCTCGCCCAATGCCTCGGCGATCTCGGCGGAGCGCCGGCACTGCTCGGGGTCGAGGCGCGCGGGGGACCAGGGCGAGGTCATTTGAGGTTCCCCGCGTCGTCGTATTCGGGCTCGTCCTGGCGCGGCGGCCGGCTCATCCCCTCAAGGATGCGCATCGCCTCGCCGAGGTGATGCTGTGTCTTGTTGGCCAGCGTGACGATGGCATCGCACGCCGCGATCGCGTCGAGCCGTTGCTTCTCGGTCAGGTACATGGGCGCCCCCCCTCTAGAAGCAGGTGTCGCAGGTGCAGTGCTCGTGCTTCCCGCTCTCGCAGAACGCGCTCGCGTCGTGCCACGGGAAGAACGTGTTGCCTGCCTCGCGCTCGCGATCGCAGTAGGCGCACTGCCCCGGCTTCAACTGGTGGCGGCGCAGAAGGCGCTGGCCCTCGATCTGCTCGGCGATGCTCATGCGACCCTCCTCAACGAAATGACGTTGCCGATGCTGCCCAACTCCCTGTTGCGCTCCGCCTCGGGCAGGCCGATTGCGATCAGGCGCGCCCGGTAGATCGCCATCGCGAACGAGAGATCCTGCCGGCAGGTGTCCTTGAACTCGCGCTTGGCCTCGGCCAGCTTCGCGGCCCGGGTCTCGTCGCGCTCCGCCCTGTCCTGCATCGTCAGTCCTCCACGCACACGGGCTCGGGGAAGTGCTGGGCGAAGAACGCAGCGTCGTCCCGCGCCGCCTTGTAGAGGTCGGACGGATCGGGCCGGCTGCCCTCCTCGATCGCGGTCGGGATCTCATCGATGCAGCTGTGGACGATCGACGCAGTGACCCAGCGGAAGAGTTCCGTGTCACGGACCAGCGTGGCGTCCGGGTCGCCCTTGATCGGGCCCGAGAGCGTCACTGCGTGGATGTCCCACTCGTAGCCATCCCGCTTATTGCCGGTGAACGAGATGACGCACTCGCCCTCGATGAGGGCAATGCGTCGCAATTCCTCGCCAACCCGCACCAGCAGCGGCACGTCGCTGAACTGATAGGAGATTTCACGCATGGGTCACCTCCTTCTTGCGGGACAGGGTGCGCAGGAGGCCCAGCATGCGGTCGCGCAATTCGCTGTCGGAGATTCCGTTGAAGGCGTCCGCCGCCAGCACCGTTTCCCGCGATGTCGCGAGCACCTCGATGGCATCCTCGGTTCCGTTCTGCCGAGGGAAAAAGGATTCGATCGGCTGTTGCAGGTGATCGGCGATCACGAAAAGGTCCGCCGCGGACAGCCGCGTCCCACCTGTCTCATACTTTTGGTACTGTTGGGTGCTGACGCCCAGGAGTTTCCCACACTTTTGCTGCGAGACTTTCTGGTGCTGCCGCGCAACTTTCAACTTAGTTGCGATGTATTCAGCAGTATCAACATTCGTGAGACTTTTGGCCGGCTGCATGGACGCTTCCCGTTAACGCTTGAGACCGCCGCTGCTAACAATGGTTGCAGCTAGTTTCGTCGTCAAGTGGGACCGGGGTATTTTTTTAAGACTGTCTTGACGAAGAGACTCGGCGCGTCTCAAACTGAGACTGTCAGCACCAGTCCCACTCTCCGTGGGACCAAAAGAGTACAGGCGTCTCACAGATTGAGATCGGGTAGCCGCGCGCGTTCGCCCGCGCCGGTGAGAGCGCGTGCGTTCGCCGACGCTCGCGTGAGAGCGCCTGCATGGGAGAAAACGGGTGAATCCCCTAGAAATTCCGGCAGGTTGGACCGACGAGCGCGTCGAGGCCCTCAAGCGGCTGTGGGCCGACGGCCTGAGCGTGTCGAAGATCGCCGCCGCGATCGGCGGTGGTCTCAGTCGCAATGCCGTGATTGGGAAGGTTCACCGACTCGGATTGAGCGGTCGCAAGGAGAAGGTCAGCTGCCGTGCCACGCCGGCACGCAATAGCGCCAGTCGACGACGAACCAAGTCATGGCCGCCCCCTTCCCGTACAACGGCGGGTACGCGCACGGCGTCCCGTCCTGTTCTTTTCTACGCAGAAGTCCTTGCTGCAACTCAAGCATGTCACCCAGAGCCGATCAAGTTGAAATTTGACGCCCTGGGCATGCGGAATTGCAGGTACCCCTTTGGCCACCCCGGGACGCCCGACTTCTTCTTCTGCGGCATTCCCGAGGCGGATTTCCCTGAACAACCATACTGCTCGTTCCACCGGCGCTGGTGCGGCGGCGGATATGGCAACCGCCCGCAACGGGCCTATTGGAGGAAGAAAACATGAGCGTGCGTGGGAAACGCGGCGAACCGCCGCAGGTCAACGGTTCCGCCCCACCGGAGACTGAGACACCTCCCGGCGAGGTCCCGGCCGAGACCGAGACCAAGAAGAACGACAAGGTCGAGTTGACGCTCGATCAGGCGCGTTCCCTGACCGGCCAGTGGGTGGAAAAGGTCAATGCCCAGCACAACAAGACGGACGACGCCAAGGAGGCCTATGAAAGCGAAAGAGGCTCCCTGCGCGAGTTGTTCAAGCAGGTGAAGGGGGAGCTCGGGCAAGAGGGACTCGATCGGGTCAAACTGCTCGTCAAGCTAAAGCGGGACCCCGAGGCCGAACACCGTCTCCGCCAGCAGATCGAGACGATCATGTGGGCGGTGCAGTACGCCGAGGCCCTGCCGGGCCAGCAGTTGCAACTCATCACGGACCTCACGCCCATCGAGGACCGCGCTTTCGAGCAGGGCAAGGATCTCGGCTGGCGTGGGCTGCCCTACAACTCGCGCTATGGGCTGGGCACTGCCGCAGATCGACGCTTCCAGGAGGGGTACGTCGAGGGCCAGGCAATCCTCTCCAAGGGCTTCAAGCCGCTGGAGAAGCCGCCGGAGCCGATCGGGGACGCCGAGGCGACGCACGAGGTCAAAGCCTCATGACCCTCGCCGGGCCGATCCTCGCCTTGGACCTCGCGAACAAGACCGGGTTCGCCATTGGCGAGCCGTTCTCTGTTCCCCGGTCCGGGATGGTGACGCTCAAGCGATCTGATGAAGCGCGCGCACGGGCGATGGGCAACCTGATCGCCTGGCTGCAAGAGCAATGGAAGGGCGCCAAGCCGGCTCTGGTGGTTCGTGAGGCGCCATTCCCCCTGGAGGCGTTCCGCAAGCGGCACAACTCGCAGGCCGCTGCGGAACTCGCCTACGGCCTCCACGGGGTCCTCGAAGGGATGTGCGACCGGTTCAACGTGCGGCTGGAGTCCGTTCACCCGGCCACAGCGAGGAAGCACTTTATCGGCCGCGCAAATGCCGGCGAGCGCAGCACCACCAAGGCGACGGTGGTCGCGCGCTGCCACGTCCTGCGGCTGATGCCGAAGGATTGCTTTGACGACAATCGGGCCGACGCCCTCGCCGTGTGGGATTGGGCCTGCGCCACCTTCGGCCAGCGGTCGGGTCAGGTCAGCGCGCTCTACCTGTTTGGGGAGCGGCCGCGATGAAGGCGCTGACGATCTGGCAGCCATGGGCGACGCTCATCATGATTGGGGCGAAGCCGTACGAGTTCCGGCGCTGGGATTTCCGCGAACGGTCGCGCTCGCTCGTCGGGCAGCGCATCGTCATCCACGCGGGTAGCCGGCCGGTGAAGCCGTCCGAGATCGAGGACATCCTCGAGCGCATCGGCGATCATATCTCGTCACTCCGGCGCGAGACCGCCATGCCGCTGTTGGAGCGCCTGCGCGCGGCACACAAGTGTCGCGGGGTCGTCCCGCTCGCCGCAAGGCCTCGGTACGGCGGTGCTCGGCGCGCCCAAGAGCGTCGCGGCGCTGTTCAACTCGCCGGCCGATTCCGATCGCATCGACCATCACATGTGGGCGTGGCCGCTGACCGAGATCATGCCATGGCGGGAACCTGTCCCAGTTCGAGGCGCGCAGGGCTTCTGGAACTGGCCGCTGCGGGTGCAGCCATGAAGGAACCGCTGACAGGCCGCCCCGTCACCGACAAATACACGCCGGCGCAGGTCAAGGAAGCGCAGGAGATTCTCTACCGCGCGATGAAACGCGCGTGCACGCGCGAGCCGGGCAAGGTGCTCGATGTGGCCTACTTCCTCGCGATGATGACCGACGTGCTCGCGTGCGTCTACGCAGAGATGGCGGCCGCTGGGCGCCTCATTGAGGAGGGCGGTGTCGAGACGGTCCTGCGCGGGGCGATGACGCTGATCGAGGACGACTTCCGCCGGACCCTCACCGACCGTCGCAATCACGAACTGGCGGAAGCCGCCAAAGCGACGAGGCAGTGATGGGCGCCCCCATTCCCGTCTTGGGCTACCGCAGCCGCACCGACGCCGTGATGGCGCTGCGTGCGCAGGGCAAGAGCTACGCCGAGATCGCCGAGATGATCGGGGTCGACCGGAGGCGTGTCGCGCAACTCGTCCACATGGGCAAGCGCGCCAAGCGGAAATACGGGGTCGATCTGCACGTCAGCGACAAGATCGCCAGCCAGCTGCTGCCGCACGCGGCGGAACGCAAGGTCGACCTCCCGACGCTGGCCCTCCGCATCCTTCAGGCGACGGCAGAGGGCGGGCTCATCGACGCCGTGCTCGACGACAGGTGAGGGCAGTGAGCGCACAGACGCAGTCGATGCGGGACGCGATCGAGCGCGAGGCGGCCGCGAGCGTGGCGAACTTCGACCACCTCGCCGACGCGCTCGCCGACCTGCTCGACGAGCGCGTGCGGTTCCTCGTGCACTGGCAGGACATCAAGCATCGGCCGGCCAACCCGGACAGCCCGCAGGCGCCGTTCCTCGAGCGCCGGATCGAAGTGATCGAGCGGGTCGTCGAGCAGAAGCTCCGCGAGGCCCGCGCGCTGGCGTTCTGCCGGGCCTTCCTCCGCGCGCTGCGCGATCGCGAGGGCGAACTGCGGACCGACGCCTTTGGGAGGTCGCCATGACGTTGCGCGAGATCATGATCGAGGTGGCGATCAAGCACCGGCTGCGGATCGAGGACATCCGCGCCCGCTCGAAGGTGCCCAAGCTGGTGCGGGCGCGGCAGGAGTTCTGCTACCGCGCGCTCAACGAGACGGGTCGGACCTCGGGCGAGATCGGCTTTTTTATCCGGCGCGAGCACGCGACGGTGCTCTGGGCGGCGGCGCGGTTCTGCCGCAGCACCGGCTTTCCGCCGCCGCGCGGCATCGACTACTTCGCCAAATCCTACCGCTGGGGCCATTGGAGCACCTGGCCGTCGCACCGGCACCGGCTCGAAGCGAGGGCCACGACGTGAACCAGCTTGCCCTCTTTCCCAAGGCGAAGCCGGGGCGCGCTCGTCCGGTCGAGCCGATCGCGCGCTCGGCCGAGGTCGAGGGGCCGTACCGCTACAAGCTCGAACGGGCGTGGGGTGGCGGGCCTGCCGTCGGCTGGATTCTTCTGAACCCGAGCACGGCCGACGGCCAGCGCGACGATCCGACCTGCTGGGAGATGATGTGCCACTCGCTCCGCCTGGGCTTCGGCTCGATGGTGGTGGTGAACGTCTATCCGTACATCACGCCCGACCCAAAAAAGCTCGCCGTGTGGCGGGCGCGGCAGGAGGTGATCGGCTGGATCAACGCCGGCGCCTACCAAGCCTTCTGCCACAACGCGCGGCGCGCGGCGCGTGCGCTCGACCGCGTGCAGACTCGCATCGTGGCGTGGGGCAACAACGCCGATCTGCGCGACGTCGAGGATTTCATGGACCGCATCGCCACCGCGGACCCTGATGACTGCGAGGGCGAGCCGATCGTCTGGCACTGCCTCGGCAAGACGGCCTCCGGCGCGCCCATTCACCCCCTCGCCCGCGGCAAGCACCGCATCCCGAACGACCAGAGGCTCATTGCCTGGAAATGACGCCCACCGCCGACCATATCGCGATCGCGATCGTCGCCGCCTGCAAGGAGACCGGGGCGGATCCCGAGCACGTCGCGATGGGCGCCAACACGGCCGGCCGCAAGAGCAATCATTCGATTCCGCGGGCGCGTGCCTATGCGGCGATCGCGCTGCGCGCGGTGTTTGAGGGTGCGGCCGCGCCGATGATCGCGCGGGCGGTCGGGTACAACAAAGCGGCGACCGGGGCGCTCGCCCAGATCGACTTTCAATTCCGCCAGGGCCTCATGCGGTGGTGGGACGACGCCGCCTTCATGCGCGTGGTGGCGGCGCTCGAAGCGATGGTCGGCCAGGTGGAGAAGGACGCCGTCGTATTCAAGGGCACGGCGGTGTGCCGCGAGCCGGTGGTGAAGGCGTATCCGATCCTGCGCGCTAAACGCCCGCTCGGCGCCCGGGTGACGGAGGAAGTGCTCCGCGACCCGGCGCCCGGTCGCTCCGCATTGGAGGCGCGCCGTGGACGCTAGGGTCCCGCTGCCGCCCCAGCACGACATCGAGCTCGAGCAGGCGCTGCTCGGTGCGATCCTCGTCAATAACCAAGCCATGTCCTTCATCGGCGCCACCAAGCCGGAGCACTTCTACGAACCGTTGCACCAGCTGATCTTTCAGGGGTGCCAGGCGCTCGTCGAGGCGGGCAAGGAGGCAAGCCCGCTCACGATCAAGACGATCCTGCCGGCGGACTTCAAAGTCGGCACCCTCAGCGCATCGCAATATCTCGCACGCCTCGCCAGCGACGCCACCACGGTCATCAATGCCAAGGATTATGCGGCCGCCATCCGCCATATGTGGGTGATCCGCGAGGGCGACACGATCATGGACGATGCCCGCCGCTTCCGCCAGCGCGGCATGTTCCCCGACGAGGCGGTCAAGGAACTGTTCTCGCGCCTCGACCTCCTGCGCCTCGACAATCCGACCCAGGCGCTCCCCGAGACGGTCGCGCAATCCGGCCAGCAGTTCATGACTTGGCTCAACGGCGTGATGACCGGCGAGATCGCCCAGCACGGCGCGTCGACCGGGCTGACCAGTCTCGACAAGATGATCGGCGGTCTCAAGGGAGGGCACCTCGTCATCATGGCCGGCAGGCCCGGAATGGGGAAAGCTCAACCACTTTCCGCACTCGTGCGGACGACGGATGGCTGGAAGGCAATGGGCGACCTTCGAGTGGGAGATCGGTTGCGTTCGATCGATGGCCGCCAATCATTCGTGACTGGCGTCTTTGAGCAGGGCGAGAAAGAGGTGTTTCGCGTCGCATTCTCCGATGGTCGCTCGACGCGCGCCTGTGCGGACCACCTTTGGTGCGTCCACTATCGAGGCTGGGATAAGCCGCGCGTGCTTTCGACCGCGAAGGTTTCCGAGATGCTGACCCGCAAGCGATACCAGGGGCGCCTTTGGATCGATATGCCGCAGACGTGGCGGCGCGGCGGACAACGCGGCGTCGAGTTGCCGATTGATCCATGGGCGCTCGGTGCCCTGATTGGCGACGGATCGATGGCCGGCAACATGAATTTCACGACTGCCTCCCTCCACAATTTGAAGCGAATGCGGGCCGCTCTCCCCGACTCCTATCTTCGGGCCTTGACAGACATCGATTTCAAGATTTGCGCCAGAGGGCGGACGAAAAATGGCATCCGAAGTCGGTTGCGTGCACTCGGTCTCTTCGGCTGCCGCAGCCACGAGAAGTTCATTCCAAGCGCGTATCTCACCGCGCCAGCCTTCCAGCGCCTCGAATTGTTGCGTGGGCTACTCGATACGGACGGATGGGTCGAGAAATGGGGCACCGTTCGATTCTGCACGGTCAGCCCCCAACTTGCGTGCGACGTGCAGGAGCTCGCCCGATCGCTCGGAGCGTGGTGCAGCATGTCCACGCGCTCTCCAACGTACACGCACCTCGGAGAGAAACGAGTTGGGCGCACTGCCTATGTGCTCAACATCTGTCACCCGTCGCCGCGCACGCTCGTCACCGAGCCGGAAAAAGCGCGTCGGGCGCCTGAGCGGCAGACAGCGCGGAAGATGCCGACGTTCGTTTCAATCGTCCCGGACGGCCGAGAGAATTGTCGCTGTATTTCGGTCAGCCATCCAGGCGCGCTCTACATCACCGACGAGTACGTCGTGACCCACAACACCACGGTCGCCGGCGGCATCGCGCGGGGATGCGCGCGCGCCGGCGAGGGTGCCGGCATGTTCTCGCTGGAGATGCCCCAGCAGGAGCTTATGGCGCGCCTGCACTGCGACGAGGCCTTCTCGGACGGCCTTGCGGCCATCACCTACCAGCGCGCGCTCAATCCGAGGAGGCTGCACCTGTCGATGGAGGAAGGGCAGCGCCTTCTCGACGCGCAGGAGCGCCTTGCCCGGCTGCCGCTGATGTTCGACTTCTCCTCCTCCCTCACGGTGGGAGAGATCGCCGCCAAGGCTCGCGGCATGGCGATGGTGCTGGAACGGAAGTTCAAGACCAAGCTGCGCGCCATCATCGTCGACTACATCAAGTTCGTGAAGGCGTCCGACCGATACCGGGGGCAGCGGGTCTACGAGATCGGGGAAATCTCCGCCAGTCTCAAGCAGTTGGCGAAGGAACTCGACGTCGCCGTGATCCTGCTTGCCCAGTTGTCCCGCAAGGTGGAAGAGACCACGCACAAAATTCCCGACCTGTCCCACCTGCGGGAAAGCGGTGATCTCGAAGCCGATGCCGATCTGGTCGTTTTCTTGTACCGGGAGGCATACTATATCCAGAACAACCCGGAGGCGCTCAAGGACCCGGCGATGATGGTCCGGCTCCAGGAGTGTCTCAACACGCTGATGCTGGTCGTGGCGAAGAACCGGCACGGTCCCACTGGGAATATCGAGGTGTACTGCAACATGGGATCGTCAGCAATTCGGGACTTGGCACAGCCGGAGGAGTTTCCCATTTGAGAGAGATCGGCAGTGACGACATATCGACGTAGGGGAAAAACATGACCGACCCGGCCATCCTTTTTGTGAAGCCGAAGGCGATCAGCCGCGATGACAAGGCTGCGCTCCAGAAAGCTGGTGTGATCGTTGTCGAGATCGCCGATCCCCACGCGGTGAACTTTGTTCGCCCCCATGCCGAGCTTTCGAGCGGAACACTTCTGCATTGCGCGGCAGAAGCTATCGACAAACATATTTCGGGACGCGACATCCGCGCGGATTTTGGGCGTCTTGCTGCTCAAGCTATTCTGACGGCGAAAGCGCATGGGGTGAAGGTTCACCCGCGGGTCGCGAAGATCAAGCAGGAAGGAAAAGTAAACTGACATCACAACGGAGGCCTACAATGAGTTGGCGAAATCCTGACGCTAGGTTCGAGGCAACCGGATGGCCCGCGATCATCATCATCCTAATCTTCAGCATCTACTCTTTGGAGGCTGTTCTCCGCACGCTTCTCTGGCTCACTTCTAAGTTTTAGGATTGTAACGATGACTCTGCGGCCTGATCCTCCTGAGCTAGCGAAGGCAATCGACACGCTCCGCACGATCTATTGGCGGGAGTACGGCCGCGGCTGGCGCGAGGCGGTAGAGAACGTCAAGCGAGTGCTTGAGCAACACGCCAAGCAGGTTGCTGACGGTGAGGCAGAGGCCAACAAATGAACAAGTTGGAAAAGATGATTGCCCTCACGCGCCTCGAATACGATCCGGCTGTCGCCGCTGAGATCGAGCGGCTACGGACGGCTCTACAAGAAATCGCCGATGAGCACCCTCGACCGGGAATGGGGGAGGAATTGCAGAAGATTGCCCGCGAGGCGTTAAATGATGAGCAGGATCAGGACAACAAACCATGAAGGCCCCTCGCCCCAAGTCGAAGTCGAGGCGCTGTGAGCGGTACGGCATCCTCAACCGCTACGGCGATCTGTGGACGCCGAGCCCATTTGAGACGCCAGAGGCCGCCAAAAAATATCTTGAGGGCTACTGGCGCAACTTCCCCGGCGGCCCGCATAGCACGCGGCACTTCAAGATCGTACCCGTGCGCGTAACCGTCACCCCATTGCCGGCGAGTTCTAAGCGATGAACGAGACGATACCCCACAGCGATCCATACATCGCCCCGTCATCGCTTGGCGTCGTCCTCCGCAAACGGGGCTATTTCTACCGACCTGGATGGGCCGGCTACACTGCGTCGATTGGCGAGGCTGGACGATACGAGCGCGGGGCAGCCCAACGGCACGCGGCGACCACGGAAGGCGTCACGGTTCATGAGATTTGGGAATTCACTGGTGGGCAAGAATTGGACGGGAAAAAATGAGCCGACTTCGATATGTGCGCGCGGCGGGTGTGACGCTCGGCCAGATGCGCGAGAGCATGCAGCGCACGCCTCTTATGGGAATGGGAGACTGTATCCTCGTTTGGGTGAACGAGGGCGATTTCTGGATGCACCAACCGACCGACGTTGCGACCGAAGATCGCGAGCGCAAGGAATACGAACGTCTTAAGGCCAAGTTTGAGACCGCAGATAGATGAACAGAGATCGAGAACTCAGCACCCGAGAGGTCGCGCAGGAGATCAATGTTCCTGTCGATCTTCTGCGCAAATGGAAGCACCGCGGCGCGCTCAAGCTCGCGCCTGCCGGGGTGTCTGGACAAGGGCGAGGCATCGAATGCTATTGGTCAGCTGCGGCCGTCGAGGAAGCTCGTGCGTTGGCGGAAAAGCCGCGCGCTACAGGGCGGCCGAGAACGCGCAATCTCAAGAGGTAATTGAATGGCTGAGCACAGCGCGATCGAATGGACGGACCACACTTGGCAAGTAGTGACGGGTTGCTCTGTTGTCTCGCCCGGGTGCACCAACTGCTACGCGATGCGGCTCGCCGGGACGCGGCTCCGAAACCATCCGTCCCGCAAGGGTCTCACCACCATGTCGAAGGCGGGACCGGTGTGGAACGGAACGGTGCGACTCAACGAGGAATGGCTCGACCAGCCGCTCCGCTGGCGCACCCCGGCCATGATCTTTGTGGCGGCCCACGGCGACCTCTTCCACGAGGAGGTACCCTTAGAGTGGATCGACCGGGTGTTTGCCGTCATGGCGCTGGCGCCATGGCACACCTTTCAGGTGCTCAGCAAGCGGTCGTTCCGTATGCGCGAGTACGCCAAGCAGTGGTTCGAGCGCCTCGCCCACCTCGACCCGGTGGTGAACCATCCGACCGGTGCTGCCCCCTTCTCCAAGTTGGTGGACTGGTCGGTGCTCCCGAAGGTCCTGCCCAACGTGTGGCTCGGAACGTCCGCCGAGGACCAGCCCCGCGCCGACGAGCGCATCCCCGACCTGCTCGCGACGCCGGCGGCGGTCCGCTTCGTCAGCCTTGAGCCGCTGCTCGGGCCGATCGACCTGCGCAACATCAAGATGGGCTACGCCACGCACCTGGACGCGTTGCAGGGCGTGTGGGCGGCGCCGGAGACCGGGCCGAACCTCACCGGCAATCTCGGCTGGGTGATCGTCGGGGGAGAGAGCGGGCCCGGCGCGCGGCCGATGAATCCGGATTGGGCACGGTCGATCAGGGATCAATGCGCGGCCGCGGGCGTGCCCTATTTTTTCAAACAGTGGGGCGAGTACGCCCCCGGACTAACTGGCAGCCAAGCGGTCACCGCAGGCACGACGCGCGGCTTGGACGGTCACCGTTTTCAAGGAACCGACGTGGTCGTCTGGAAGCACGGCAAGAAGCGCGCTGGCCGGCTGCTCGACGGAGTCGAACACAACGGCATGCCCGGGAACCTGTGAACAATGTCCGCGGCGGCCGCCCCAATCGTCCTGGAGCGCATTACGATGGCGGCCGCATGCGCGATCACCGGCAAGGGAGCGCGTGCGCTGCGCGGCATGGCGATCGCCGGGAAAATCCCCGGCGCGGTCAAAATCGGGGGGGAGTGGACCTTCGATGAGGCCAAGCTGCGCGGCTGGATCAACGCCCTAGAACAGGAGCAGCAGGTCAAATGCGCAAGCGGCCAAAAGCCCCGAGACATTGCTTCTGGAATGGCGCGGTCCTCTGGGGCCGGCAGACGATCGGCGGCCAAAAGCGCCGATGGTCGCTACGAACAGACGATGTCAAGGTTGCTGCGCAGGCGGTCGAAGCCGACCGGAAGCGCAACCTCGAACGGGCGCACCACGGCGCCGGGCGCGTCACCTGGGAGGAGGCCGTGATCGGCTGGGCCGACACCTACCTCAAGGACCGCGCCGTCGCGGACACCACCGCGACCCGCTACGCCGTCTCGCTCGAACAGATGGCGCCGTGGCTGCGCGGCACCTACGTCGACGAGGTCGACATGGCGGTGGTCAAGAAGATCGTCGCGGCGCGGCGCGCGCAGGGGGTGACGTCGGCCACGATCCGGCGCGACCTCGGCGCCCTGGGGTCGGTGCTCTCCCATTGCAAGGCGGAGGGGCTGCGCGCCGACAACCCTGCGCTCGAGCGGCTCGAGCAGATCAGGGAGAAGCGCGACCCGATCGTGCTGCCGGATCCTGCTCATGTGGCGCGAGTGATCGAGCGGGCCCCTGGCCTGATCGCGGCGATCGTCCCGGCGGCGCTCGCCACCGGCTGCCGGCTCTCCGAGCTCGTCAATGCCGAGCGCACCTGGCTCGACCATCCCCGGCGCGAGTTCACGGTGATCGGCAAGCGCAACAAGCGCCGGACCATCAGCCTCGACTATGCCGGCGGCTACGAGTTGCTGCGCGACCTGCCGGCGCGCCTCGGCTGCCGGTGGCTGTTCTGGCACGGCGACGGCGAGCCCTACCGAAACCTCTCTAGTCGCTTTGCGGCGCTCGCGCGTGAGGTGTTTCTCGCCGCGTACGACGCGAGGCACGGGACAACCGACACCACAAGGCCGCCGCTGGCGCGGCTCCTGGAGGCCCAGGACGAGGAGGGCTGGGTCGACGTCGGCTTCCGGCCCTTCCGCTTCCACGACCTGCGCCACCTGCACGCCGTCGAATGGCTGCGGGAGGGGCGATCGATCTACGATCTCAAGGAGCGGCTCGGCCACCGCAGCGTCACCACGACCGAGATCTACCTGGAGTTCCTGACGCCGGAGCAGCAGCGCGTGGTGAAGCTGCTGGGGACACAAAAACGGACACAGCAGGCCCTCGGGGGGCAGGCCGGATAGGATGTAAGATGCTGGATCGATTGAGGAAAGAAGGCTTGTCGGAAAATGGCGCTGTCCGGTTTAGCAAACCGCCGCCTTCAGCCACTCGGCCACCTCTCCAGGCGGAAAATCCTTATGTTTCATCGCCTCTTCCGTCAACCCGTCGGGGCGTGAATAGCCCGATTCGGCGCATAACTGCGCCCCCGACGGACACAAAAACGGACACAGCGGACACATCAACCATTTTGAGAAGTTCGCGCCACGTTCTCATGTGGCGAGAGGTGCGGCCATGACGCGCGTGATCGTCCTCGGCCCGCGCGAGTTCCCCTACCGGGCGCAGATGAAGGCTGTGCTCGACCGGCTGCACCGGCGCCACCGCTTCACGGCCGTGATCGAGACGGACGAGCCTGGCGTCGCGCGGATGGCCGGCGACTGGGCGCGCGAGCGCGGGCTCGAGGATCTCAAGCTGCCGCCCGAGACGAAGCTCTACCGCGGGCGCGCCGGCGCCGTGAACAACGAGCGCATGCTCGCCGAGGCCGACATGGCGATCATCTACGGCGACGCCGGGCCGGACGGGCTCGACCTGCTGGTGCGCGCGCGGCTGAAGGGCGCCTACGTCTACACGGTCGACGTGGTGAAGGACTGGGGTTTGGTGCTCGACCGGAATCGACGGCAGATCGAGGAGGAGTGAAATGCACGGAACAGAGCGCGCAAGATCATCACCCCTATTCGTGCCCTCGATCATGAGGGTCGACGGCAGGCCGGTGCGCGCCTTTCGCATCGTCTGCGGGGGCAAGGATTGCGCCCACACGGCCGAAACCCGCATGAACTCGCTCGCCAATGACTCCGACAGGGGCGTGCAGGAGAACAGGCTCGCCACGCGGCGGTTCGCCAACATGGGCTGGGAGGTTGGTCTCACGCCCGCCCGTCATAGATGCCCAAGCTGCATCGAGAAGCGCAAGCAGGAGGTCAAGCCAATGAGTGTTGTCACGCCGATCAAGCCGCCTGAGAAGGCGGAGCCGCCGAAGCCGATGGGGCGCGAGGATCGCCGGGTCATCTTCGAGAAGCTCAACGACGTCTACCTCGACGAAAAGCGGGGCTATTCGGCGCCGTGGACCGACAAGAAGGTGGGGGAGGATCTCGGCGTGCCGCGCGCCTGGGTGACCCAGGTGCGCGAGGAGATGTTCGGGCCGGAGGCGTCGAACGAGGAAATCCAGAAAACGCTGGCGGCCGCCACTGCTGTCTCGGCCGAGATCAAGGTGCTGCTCGCGCGCGCCGACGAGTTGAAGAAGCTCGGCGAGGACATCGACAAGCGCCTCGCCGCGGTGCATGGGGCGCTCCGATGAAGCAGAAGATCGGCCCGCGCGAGCTCGCCTTGCAGGCGCAGCGGGAGGCCGCAGCCGCAGGGATGCCGAAGCTCAAGGCGCCGAAGGCGCCCCCGCGCAAAGGTCCACGACAGAGGAGGAAGTGATGGCTTTCGAGCACGGTGCGATCATCCTCGAGCACTACGGCGATCTCATCCGCATCGGCAAGGAAGGGAAGTGGGTCGAGTTCATCAAGAGGCAAGACCCGCCGCTCTCCCGCAGGGAACTGCTCGCGCTCATCGAAAAGATGGACAAGGAGCGCACCCAATGACGCACTACCTCGTGACAGGCACGTCGGCCGCGGAGGTCGAGCGCAAGACAGGGCTGCGCGCCCACGACACGCCGCTGGGGACACTGGTCGAAAAGCCGCAGCCGTTTCGGCTTGAGGTCGAGATGGAACGACTGGAGCGCATTTTGCACCCGCACCGCTGCACCTGCGGCGCTTGGGCGATCGTGCATCAGGCGGGATGCCCGATGTGGAACGTGATTACGTGAAAGTCACCCGCCGATCGCACGCTTGGCCTCGGAGAGCGAAATCATCCGCCCGTAAAGCGGGCCGGAAAGCCGCGCCGCGATCTGCTGAAGGTGCCAATCCATAGGTGACCGCCAGCCTTTGATGCGTCGGAGCGTATGGGCGCGCGCCCGCCACCACTCGTATTCCGCGGCGTGCGCGGGGATTTCCTCGTCGAGACGGAACGCGGGATCCGCGATGTAGGCGTCCCACCAGCGCCGGACGGCCTTGTCGAGATCCTGGTCCAGTCTCGCCTGGCGCGCGCCGTGCACCGCCTCGTGCGCCATGATGGGCGGCGGGATAGTGCCGCCCTTGGGACTGAACACCTTGTCACCCCAGGAAAAATACACCGGGTGTCGGTCGAGGATCTTGCGCACACCGAAGGCGGCGTCGACCTGATCTATGTTCGGCGGAAGGGCTTCCACAACACGCATCTTGACCTCCAGCGAATCGGTGGCACATTCTTCACCGCAGAAGGTGACCTTCGGGTTGCCCGATTTGGTGCCTTGTCCGCACCAGCGCAAGGAGGAGACCATGAAGTAGCCCGTCCCACGATGGGGTGCCCCACTCACCCCTGGTCCTGACATTGACCCACGTTTTTGATGGAGGCGCTCGGAGGACAACCGGGCGCCTCGCTTTTTTGGGCACAAAAAAAGACCCCCGCCGCCCGGGTGGGGCGGCGGGGGAATGCTTGGGCGGGTCAGGCCGCCAAAGGTGGAGAGGAAGCCGCAGGTTCCTGCTCGGTGCGCGCCGCCAGCGAGGCCCACGAAATCGCCATCGACAGGTGGAGCTTGCTGGCTGGGTCGGTCGGATTTTGCGCAGCGTGCAGGTGGTGGACCGCAAGTGCGCGGTAACGCTCTAATTTCAGCATTGACCTTCTCCCTTGCGCAGGTTTCGAGGGAGAGATTGGTGGACCCAAGTCGCGTCGGGAGGCTGTACGAAATTGCACACTATGTCCGACATCGGCCATAGCGTGGGATTTCAGGTGTGGAAAAGTCTCAGGGGCGGCGCGCTCGGTCGGTGTGGCGCTCGATCTGCCGCAGGACATCGGTCTCGGTGTCGATCTTGCGATTGTTCTCGTCGGCGAACCGGGCGTGGTCGGTCCTCTGTTCCTTGAGCATGTTATAGATGCCCTTCAGGAGATCCTGCGTGTCGTCGGTGCGGTGGGGCTTTGCGACGACGCCGCGCCAGATCGCGAGCGCGCCGGCGACAAAGGTACCGACGACGAGACCCCATTGCAGGACCGGATAGCCGGACAGGGCATCAATGGGGTCGGCCATCGGCCATGATCCGGTAGATCGTCACGAACTCGCCGAGCGCCAAGACCACATAGACCGGCACGTCGATCGTGACGTATCCGAGCGGATAGGACCACATGACTTGCGAGAGGGCCATCTGGAGCCACAGGAGCGCCCCGACAATGGCGGCCAGCACGCGCATGACGCGCCCCCATACCGGCCAGTTGCCGTTGGCGTAGAGGCTCGCGGCGCGCAAGCACCCGGACATGAAGAAGATCGCGCACAGCATCAGCGCGGTGAAGCCGCCGTTTGAGACGGCCGACGGGAACAGCGCGATCACCAGCGCCGCCCCGAGCATGGCGAGCGCGGCCTGCCACTCCGACTGCCGGTTGACGATCGTGAAGGCGGGGGAAAAGCTCATGGCTTATCCCAGCAGCCCAGGTCGGCGCCGGCCAGGTTGTGCACTCGCACCTCGCGCACCGTCTCCGGCGTGTCCTTCGAGGACGAATAGGTGATCTCGCGGAACGCTGCGCATTGTGCCTTTACGGTTGTCGCGGTCGTAGCGGTCTCCGTCGTGAGGCACCCGCCGAGGGTGAGGCAGGAGGCGGCGCAGAACGCCGCGGCCGCCATTGCTTTCGACGGCCGCGGCCGGTGGACCTTGCGGGACCACCAGAGGAATCGCGGCCTCCGCGTCTCGGCGCGCTTTCTCAGCCCGCTCCACTGCCGCCGCTTCGCGGGCTTCCCAGATGGCTCGCTCATGACGAACTCCCTCCATGTAGAGCTTCGGCGCCCCGATGATGAACACGAGATCGAGCACCGCCACGAAGATGGCGAGCTCGCGCGCCTTGGTGAATGGGACGAAATAGAACAGCGCGGCGCAGCCGAGCAGGATCAGTCCGGCTATGCCGATCTGGGCCCAGATCGAGTTCCACAGCCACTCGATGATGGCGTGCACGATCATCAGGTGTTCTCCTGTGTGTCGTCGTAGGCGAGGTGCGCGACGAGCTTCTGAACGTTGATGCGGCCGGTGATGACCATGTAGAGCGCGCCCGAGCCGAGGCCGAGGATGGCGAGGAACATGGTGAGGTGGATCGGGTCGTTGATCTTGTCCCAGAAGCCCTCGACCGCGGCCCAGGCGCCGGCGCCGTACTGGAGGACGCCACCCCACATGGTGCGCGAGACCTTGAGCCGTCCCTGCTGGCCGGTCTCGGTGTCGTGGGCCTTGGGGGACTGCTGCGGTGGGACGGGCTCCTCCTCCGGCGCCTGCTCCTGGTCGGGCTCCTGTGAGGCCGGCGCGGTCGGGGGCGCCTCCTCGAAGCGCGCCTCCGGGTCGAGCTCCATCACGGCCCACAGCACCGCCATGACGCCGATCTGAGGATCCATCACGGTCGCGTCGTACACATGATCGCGGATGAACTTGCCCCGCTTCTGCACAGAGGTGCCGCCCCACAAATAGGGACTCGGGATGTTGATCCGAGGACTGCGGTAGGCCCAACCGTTGAACTTCTCGGCCGCGTACGCGACGTACGCGATCGTCCAATGGCTGACCACGCCGAGCGTGTCGCACACAATATAGGCGTCGTAGCAGCCCTCCTCCCAGGTGCAGTCCGGATTGGGCGGTCGGTTTGCGGTGACGTTCTTCGTGCGGATCGGCTGGCCGTTGCGATCGCGCATCGCGTCGCCGTTGTGCGCCCACGACTCGAAGGCGCGGCGCTGGCCGGCCTCGCGTAGGATCAGGCATCCCGCGACGGCCCACGGCACGCGGGTGAGTTTCTCCTGCGCCTTCAGGCGATCCTTGTGGGCTATCACCCAGCGCGCCTCGGCGAGCGCCTCGCTCGCCTTGACGACGTGCATCCCCTGCCAGAACTTCTCGTATTCCGGCCGGACCCGCTCGAAACTGTACTGTGCCATGGTCCCCTCTCAATCCGTCGGCGGCGGTGCGAAGAAACACCGCCGTGATCCATCTGGCCGCTTGCAGCGCCAGAACTCGCCGTCCGGCGATGGCTGCGCCTCGTTGAACGGCACGATCTCGGTGCGATACGCTTGCCCATCCGCGGCGAGCCGCAGCGTGACGTGATAGCCGTCCGGGCGCGCCTCGACATCCTTGCCCGGGATGACGAAGCAGTCGCCCTCGCCGCAGCACCATTCGCCTGCGGCATTGCGGTGCCCGCCGCTGCTGATCCACGAGTCGTGCGCGAATGCCTTGCGCACGAGGTAGACGTCGAACGCAACGAGGGAGAGCGCGATCGCGACGGCGGCGCCGATGGCGAACCGCGCGACACGGCGGAGGCGCGTGCTCATCACGGCAACCGATAGAGGCCGACCAGCAGCGTGGCGGACGTGCCGGTGGCGAACACCTTGTCGAACTGCCCCTGGAGGGTCGTCCCCACCGGAACCGCCTTGAAGGTCGGCGTCGAGCCGTCGAGCATCCGCACCTTCACGTCGCCGGTGCCCCCGATGTAGATCGCGCAGAGCGCGGGAGCGATGACGGTGGAATCGCTCGTTACGATCGTGATCGACCCCTCCGGCGGAGAAGTCGGGCGGGGGTCGGCATTTACGACTGACATGGGAAGTCCTCCAACGAAAAGCGCCGCCCGAAGGCGGCGCGAGATTGCGGTGATTCTGGTTTTAAGATTGCCCTATTGCAGCCACGGGTGCTTGGCCTCGAACCGCTTGTGCGCAGCCGCGGCGCGGTCGGCCTGGTCATAGTCCGCCCCTCGGAACACGCGCGCCATCGGCACGCGGGCCGGATTGGCGCTCTGGCCCTGTGCCCAACTGTGCCCGGTATCGTAAGCCTCCCCGGCGATCCGACGCTGCGCACCGAAAAACTGATCGAACGCCTCGCGGTAGTCCTCCGGGTGCAGATCGAGCAGTCCTGACTTGTGCCGATTGCCGCCCGAGATGTCGTTGACGAACTCGGCCAGCTTCTTCCAGCCCTCCCCGGTGCGCTCGTAGCCGTTGATCGGCTTGAAGCCGGAGTAGGCGTTCGGTCCCTTCTGGAAGAAGAAATCCTCGTGCAGCGGGCGGCCGCGCCAATTCTTGTTCTCGTAGATATGCGCCGGCGTGCGCAGCGCCTCCGGGGTGAAGTAGTCGTAGAGGTTCCCAGTCTCGCCGAGCGGCGAGAATGCCATCGCCACGGACTTGAGCATCGACTCGGCGTGGGCCACGATGCCCTCCTTGCCGAGGATCATTCCGATGATGCTGTTGCCGATGTTGAGGGGGAGTGCCCAGTTGTAGGGCATCGGGATCTTGATCGGCTGCATCCTGCCCTTCGCGTCGTGGTCGAGAGGGTCCATCAGGATGAAGTTGAGCTCGCGCTCCCATGGCGGAATCTTCTCGAACAGCGGCGTGCCGTCCTTGTCGTTGCCGCCGACGAGGTAGTTCCACAGGCCGACGGCGATGTTGGCGCCGATGAGGCCAAGGAAAAGGCCGCGCATGATCTTGGAGCGTGCGAGCGCGGCGCCCATCCGGGTGCCGGTGCGGATCGCGGTGTTGAAGAACGGCATGAACAGGCCGAGGACGTTCGAGAGCAGCCCGCGCAGCTGGTAGTCGATAGTCGCGTCGCGGGCGCGCAGCGCCGCCTTCTGCGGGGTCATGCCCTGCCGCTTCGCCTGACTGTAGACCGAGAGGCGAAGCGCGTTGTCCCATGCATTGGTGTAGCGGTCGAGCTTCTCGATCCCGCGGTGCCACCACGCGCGGAATTGCTTATCGGGACGGCCGGAGAGATCGGCGAGCGCCTTGTCGAGGTGCTCACGGAGGAGTTCGAGGTCACGCGACTGACGGAACGCGATCGTGCCACCCTCGCGTTTCATCTCGCGATATTCGACGTGCAGCGGGTTGGCGGGATCGAAGCCGCCACGCTCGACCGCCAGGATGGTGCGCACTGCATTGCCGACGATCGGAAGCGCGTCCTTGATGTATTGGCTCGAGGAGAAATCGCCGCTCTCGCGAAGCTCCTGCGCGTTGAGCAGGCCCTCGATCGGATAGCGGAACGCGAAGTGGCGCAGCATGAACTCCGGGCTATAGTGGGTCCACAGCGCCTTTAGCTTATTGAGCGCCTTCAGCAGGATCGCCGCATGCCCGAGCCCGTACGGGTTCATGCGCTTGATCGCCATCGCGAGCTTTTTGTCTTTGAACACCATGTAGCGGCTTTCACCGCCGATCTTGTAGTGCACCGCCTCGTCGCGATAGCGGTCCGCAAAGTCGGACACCTTCTCCACTAAGCCAGTGTTCGGGTTGACGACCTTCTTCTCCCGGCCCTGATTGAAAGTGACGATGTCTCGCGCATCGGCGCCGAGGCTCCGTAGCGCGGCGACCAACGAACGCAGAAAGCGGAGGCGCTCTCCCCGCTCGATGGTGCGGTAGGCTTGGTCGATCAGGTTGACGAGCGGATTGTCGGCCCTGGAGCGGCGGCCGAACGCCTGCTTGGTCTCGCGGCCGCGCACGTTGAACTGTCCGCCCACACCGTAGTCCTCGGGCGCGTCCGGCGGAGGAACCTCCCAGCCGCGCAGCGGCGCGTAGTGCTCGTACATCCTGCGCCAGGCGTCGACGGTCGCGCGGGACTCGAGGCCGTAGCGGACCATCTGGTTGAGGATGTGGTTGCGGATGGCCTCGATGCGCGGCTCGAGGTCGCGGAACGCCTGCCCGTTCGGCCCGTTCTCGTAGCGGTCGATGATCTCGTCCGCTTCCTGCTTCGACATGCCCGAGCCGCCGACGATGGTGTCGTCATCGGGCGCCTGCCGAAACTGATGGTCGGCAGGGTACATCTCGCCCATTTTCGCGTTCCGCTCCTCGGCGTGGAGCGCGTAGAGGTACTCGCCCGCCTGATCGAGCGTGATGCCGTTGCCCTTGAGGTAGTCCTTGAGCGGATCGAGGTGGTCCTTGTTGAACTCGCCCACCTCGTAGCCGACGCGGCCCGGGAACAGGCGCTTGGCCGTGTAGAACTGATGGACGTCCGGAAGGAGCGAGTTGACCGGCTCGCGGCCGATCCGCTCGCCGCTGTTCGAGCCTTGTGGAATGACGCCGGCCTGGAAGCGCCGCTCGACCTCGTTTTGCAGCATGCGGACGCGATGCGACAGGTTCGAGACGTGCTCGATGAGCCACGTCGCGGTGTCGCCTTCGAGATACTGGCGGATGCGCTGCGGGACAGTGGGTGGAGGCGTCGTCCCTGGATCGTGCGGCTCGGCCGCCACGATGGGCTCCTCGGGCATGGCGCGAGCGTAATCCTTTGCCCGCATGCCGGGCCGCTTCGCCGCTGCTTCAGCTTGCGCGCGCTGGTGAATCTCCTCCAGGCGCGAGCCGAAGCCCTGGTCGGCGCGGCTCTGACGCCCCTTCATGCGGCCCTCGTACGCACTCTGGTACACGTCCTCCCAGGTCTGCCAGCCGAGCCCGTGGAGGAAGTTCTTCAGCCGCTCGAGGAGCTTCCTGATCTTCTCGAAGATCCAGCGGATGCCGACGTGCAGCCCGCTCCCAGCTCCGCTCTCGCCGGTCGCCCGCCGTGCGCTCCAGGTCTGGTAGGCCATCGCCTCGATCTCGAACTGATCTGTCTTGGGTCCGATCTTGTCGGCGAGGCGCGGGTTGTTCGCGATCGCGTAGGCGCGCAATTCCGGCCCGTACCGCTTGAGCAGCGCCGCCTCCTGGTCGGTGAGCAGGAGGTCTTGGATCGCGTGGAACGTCTCGTGATACGTCGACTCGAGCAGCCAGCGCGCATTGCTCTGATCGAGCGCGAGGCGGATGATGTTGAGCGTGGTGGTGAAGGTGCCGGAGGCTTGGGCGAAGTCCTTGTCGTGGCCGTAGACCGCGCCCTTGTCGATCAGGATGCGGAAGGGAAACTCGACGCTCGCCTTGCGGCCGATTTGGTGCTCGATCAGTTGGCGCAGGAATGCCTCGATGCGGCGCAGCTTCTCGACCGCCGCGGGGTGCAGTCGATTTTTCGGGACCGGAACGTACTTGACGCCCTTCGGCTCCAGCTTGGACTTGGGCTTGTCGAACACCGGGAAGCCGCGCGACATGATGTGGCCGCGCATCTGCGGGGTGATGTCGATCGAATGGACCCCGAACGGCCCGGCCATCGTCCCGGCCGGCGTGCCGGTGGTCTCCCAACCAGTGGGATTGTTGGGGTCGCCCACGTCGCTGCGCGGGATGACGGACCGCCCCACCTCGCCGCCGAACGGCTTGACCAGCTTGCGCGCCAGCGACGGCATGATGCGGTCGTAGAACTCGCGCTGGCCCTCGCCGCCGATGGTGAGGTCGACATCTCCGCGCAGTTTCGTACGGCCATTGATTCTGGTGGCCTCGGTGATGAGTTTTGCCGCGATCTCCTTTCCGACGATCCCCGCGAGTTCGGCTTGGTCGGCCACGTCTCGCTTAAGGACACTGCGATCATCGTGGTCCAGCGCCTCAAGCTCGTAGACGTGCCGGCCATCCACCGTATCGACCGGCCGGAGACTCACCTCGTTGACGTAATGCTCTAGGCCGTACCGCTGCGCCTGCGTCTCGCCGGTGTCCCACGTCAGCCGGTCGTAGCCGTGCTCCGCCGCGTACCTCAAGACACGCTTGAGCGCCAACTCCGGCCAGGTGGTCTTGAACGGCGCGTCGGGGACAGCACGATCGCCTAGGCTTTCAAGCCGGCTGATCTCGGCATTGAGTTCGCCACGTTTCTCGTGGAGGCTCTCCAAGAGCGGGCCAGGGCGCCGCCCTAGAACGCGCGCGTTGATCTGCGCATTGACTGCATGAAGTTCGGTGTAGAGCCCTTTGATCTTTTCGCGCGCGTCGGCCAGCACTTTTTCGTCGCGGTATCCCCGCTCCCGCCCCTTCTGGTGCCAGTCGCTTTGGAACTCGGCGACATGCAGCACCTTCTCGCCGTTCGGCCCGACACGATCATCGAACCGCACATGCGCCAGGACGTTCGGCTCGGACCAGTGGGATTCACGGAAGGCCGGGTCGGGCGGAATATTCAATTCGTCCGCGCGAGCAAGATCAGCGTTGGACGCTGTGCCGTCGGACTCTCGCTGCATCAACTCTTTGTATTCGGCGTTCGCGGCCTCATGATCTGCCTGCCTTGGCCGAGGCGGCAGCGTCAGCAGCACCTCGCGGTAGTTCTCGCCGCCGGGGAGCTTGTACTGGCCGAACTTGGTGCCTGCCCCGCCTTCTTCCTGCCCCAGCGTGCCCTGTAACGAGTGCGCCGCGCTGTCGAAACTGTGCCAAGTGGACGTGGCGTGGCCGTCGACCACCGGCTCGTAACCAGCGACCTCGCCATTCTCGTCGTGCAAAATGGAAATGTAGGTGTCGTCAGGCAGTGACGGATGCTTCATCACCGTGAGGGTGGTGCCGTCGCCCTGGTCGACCGTATCGCCCATGCTCCATTCATCGATGTCGGTCGGCAGTGTGGAGTTGGCGCCCTCGCCGCCCTTCGTGATCTCCTTGATCTCGATGCTGTTGGCGCGGACGTAGTCGAGCATCTCCTGCTTGGTGATCGGCTTGTCGTGCGAGGCGATCCACTGCGGCAGGCCGAGCCAGTCCATCTCCTCGACCTTAATTCCCGGCCGGTTTCGTAACGTGGCGATCCATTGCTGCGGAGATGCGACCTTGGTTTTCTCGCCCGCGATGACGCGCTCGACCTGGGAGTAGAGGCCGGGTGGGAGCGCCTGCCTGGGCGGCGGCTCGTTCTCCCAGTCCGGCATCGCGACGGTGGTGCCCTGCGGCGCGCTCTTGCCCTCGGCCGCCTTGGTGCGCGCGTCGAGCTCGTTGATGATCTCCCTCAGGCGGTCGCGCTTCTTCTTCAGTTCCTCGGCCTGCGCGAACGGCTTCTTCTTGTCCTCCTTCAGGCCGGGGAGATCGCGCTTCGCCTCTTCGACCTTCCAGGCCATCCACGAGCCGTCGTTCTTGACCTTCTCGTTGACGTCGCCGACGAGGTGATCAAGCGCGGCGCGCGCGCCGGCGGGGGAGAAATCGCCCTTCTCGTCGCGCTCGTGGTTACCCTGCGCGACGTCCTTGCCGTCCTTCTTCAGGATCAGCGAGAGCGTCTCGCCGCCCTTGGTGTGTGCCTCTTGGTCGACGTAGAGGTGCAGATCGTAGCCGATCAAGCTGCCGATCTTTTCCTCGTCGTATTTCTTCATCTCGCTATCGAGACGTCCGCGGATTTTGTTTGCCTTCTCGGCGATCGCCTTGGATGCCTCGGCGCGGGTGATGACCGTCTTGCCGTCGATGGTCGCCTCGAACGGACGCTCCCAGTCGCCGAGCGATGCCTTGAGCGCGTCCTCGATCGCGGACTTCGAGGTCAGCCGCTTGCCGTTCACGTTGACGGTGAACTTCGCGTTCTCGTCGCCGGCCTGCTGCTCGGAGATCGAGTTGCGCCACGCCTGCTCAGCCGAGATGCTCGGCGGGTACTCCTGGCCGTCGATGGTGACGCGGCGCGCGTCGACCTTGGCCTTCATGGCGGCGACGCCGGCGTCCAATTCGCGGGAGACCTGCTGCACCTCTTTGATGCGCCGCGGGTAGTCCTTGATGACCTCTTCGGCGTTGTGGATACGATCATCGAGGCCGAAGTGCTGGCGGCGGTAGGCGCGCTCGAGCAGTTCGAGCTTGCCGATCTGCGCCGCGGTCTTGACGCGTTCCAACTGCAACGGGTCGCCCGACGCCAACGCCGCGATCTCGGCCATGTCGACCGAGTCCTCGTCGTCGAAGTCCATATTGAAGGCACCCTCGTATTTGCGGATGCCGTTAATCATCTTCAGCTTTTGCGAGTTGAGATCCCACATCTTCGCGTCGATGGTGCGCTCAGTCGCATAGGCGAGGATTTCGAGCTCGAAATCGTCTCCGTACTTGTCGAGCAGGCTATTGCCCTGCCGGATGCCGCGGCCCTCGCGCTGCTCGATGTCGGAGGGCTTCCAGGTGACGTCGGCGTGGTGGAGGCCGACGATGCGCTCCTGCACGTTGGTGCCGGCGCCCATGCGCGGGGTCGAGCCGATCAGCACCCGGACCGTGCCGTCGTTCACGGCGTCGAACAGCGCCTTCTTCTCGGCGTCGTTCTGCGCCTCCTGGACAAAGCGGATTTCGTCTGCGGGGATGCCGCGCGCGATGAGGTTGCGCTTCAGTTGATCGTAGGCGTTCCAGCCGCCAGCCTGGGCGGCGCGCAGTTCCTCTATTTCCTGGGGGTTGAACCGGTCGAGCGCGTCCTGCACGGTTTGCAGCGCGTCCTCGTCATTGGCGAGGATCGCCTCCTCGCGCTTCTTCATCAGCGCGTCGTATTCCGCGATGAGCTTGTCGTCGCCCTTCGATTTCGGAACAGAGCGGTCGAGGAACACGAGTTGCGTGCCGGCGTCCTTGTCCCAGTGCTTGTAAATGCGCGCGACGTTGTCCGAGATCACGTCGAGCTTGCCGCCCTCCTCCTTGCTCGGGGAGAACCGTGATGCCGCACGCGCGTCGAGCGAGACCTTGCGGGCGCGGTCCATGAGGCGCAACCGCTCGGCGTTGCGGATGTCAGGGTCCGGCTCGTTCGGCAGATCATTGAAACCGGCGACGATCTCCTGAAGGATGCGCTCCTGCTCCTTGGTCGGCTTGACCACCACCTCCTTGCGGCCGCCGGTCTTGACCTTCGGGACCGGGAAACGCTCGCCCTTGTTGTCCTCGGCGTACCACTTGTCGAGATCGCCCTGGGTCACGGCGTCGGTGACGGAATAGTAGAGTTCCATCAGCGAGCGCATGTTCGACCAGGACCGGCCCAGCCGCGTCACCTCCTTGAGACCGCCCGCCTCGGTCGGCTCGAACTTCGCTTCCGCCGTCACGTACTGCGAGCGCCAGGCGTCGAAATTCTCCAGGCCGAGTTCGCGCAACTCGTCCGGCGCGAGGTAGCGCAGCATCGTATACATCTCGACGGCGCTGTTCGAGATCGGCGTGCCGGTGGCGAAGGCGACGGCGCCGTTCGGATTCTCGCGGAGCGTCCTGATCTTAGTGTAGAGATCGAACGCCTTCTTCGATCCCGACTTGGTGCCCATTCCTCGGACGCCGGTGAGGTTCGAAGAATAGAACAGGTTTTTGAACTCGTGCGCCTCGTCGACCATGAGATAGTCGACGCCCATCTGCTCGAAGGTGAGCAGGTTGTCCTTCTTGCGGCCCTTGAGCGCATCGATGCGGCCCTGGATCCGGTTCGCGAGCGCCTCGGCCTCCTTCACGCCGAGCGGCTTGCGACGCCCGCTGTAGCCCTCGGCCGCTGCCGCCTCCTGCGCCTCTTTGATGGCCTCCTGCGCCATGCGGAGTTCCTCGGTGAGGAATCGCAACTCCGTGTCCGGCGAGATGTTGATGAAGAAGAACGAGGAGTGCGGGACGATCACGGCGTCCCAATCGCCGGTCGCGATCTTGGCGAACAGCTTGCGGCGGTTCGTCCGGTCGAACTGGTTTGCGCCGGCGGCCAGCACCTTGGCGGCCGGATAGAGCCGATAGAAATCCGACGTCCACTGCGAGACGAGATGGTTCGGCACCACCACCATGGGCTTCTTCGAAAGGCCCATGCGGCGGCGTTCCATGATCGTCGCCACACCGGTGAAGGTCTTTCCCGCGCCGACGACGTGGTCGTACAGCACAAACTTGGATTGGATGCCGCGCCACGCCGCGTTCAGCTGGTTGCGGCGCAATCGGATGACCGCGTCCGGCACCTTCCCGGGGAGACTGAGGTGCTGCCCGTCCCACTGGCGGGTGACGCGCGTGTTGAATTTCGTGTTGAAGATGTCGACGAGCTTGTTCCTGCGCTCGGTGTCGCGGAACACCCACTCGGAGAACTCGTTGGAGATTTCGTTCGCCTTCAGCTGGGCGAGCGCGGTCAATTCCTGGTCGAGGTATCGCGTGCCATTCTCATCCGGCTCGGTATAAATCTTAATGGCCCGACTATTGAGCAAGCGACCGAGCAGCCATTGGAACGACGCATCGTCGGTGCGCCACTGCCGCAGCTTCTCGCTGTCACCATGGACGCCGACGTCCACCTCGAAGGCGTTCGTCAGCTTGTGGTACTTCACCGTGCCCTTGCCGCCGGCGAGGTGCTGGATGAAGTCCTCGTAGACCTTCGGGGGCACCCAGTTCGCACCGATCACCGCCTGGACCTGCTCGGCGGTCCACCGCTCCGGCTGCACGGCCTTGAGATCGCGGACGTTGTCCTCAAGCCCCGCCGCCTGCGCCGCCTTGAGCTTCTGCACCACATGGCCGGTGAGGTAGGCGTCGCGCGGGACGTGCTGCTGTGCCTCCGGGTCGAGATAGACGAGGGGCTTCGGGCCCTCGGTCATCATCTCGATCGCGCGCTCCTTCGGCACGCCGAGGAGCCCGGCAATGCGGTCCATGTCGATGTGGCCGAAATCCGAGAGCGAAACCTGAAGGGCCTCGGCCGGCGTCTGCACTCGCTGCACCGGCTCGAATTTCGGCACCACGCGGGTTTTCAGGATCGGCGCCGGCGTGGCGGACGCGGGCTTGGGCTTTTCACCCAGCCGTTTCGCCTTCGCTTCCGAGACGCCGCGGCGATAGTTGAGTTCGAGCGCCTGGACGAGCGCACCGTCGGGCATCTCGGAGACCAGCGACGAATTGCCCTGGTCGTTGAGCAGGCCATGCCGCTTGGTGAAGCCCTCGTAGGCCGCGCGCAGCTTGGCGCGGTTGGCCTCCATGTCCTTGGCCGGCGCGTCCTCGGACTCGAGCACCAGCTGGCGCTTGGTGAGATCGCGCAGGTCGACGAGCTCGCGCAGCCGCTTGAACTTCGCCACGCCGAGACGCTGGCCCTGCGGCACCTCGTTGTTCTCGAAATAGGTGCGCTTGTAGATGAGCCGACCCTGGGCGGTCTTGTATTTCTCGTCGGGCTTGGCGGCGGCCGCCTGCTTCTCCGCCTCGGCGGCCTGAAGGCGAAGGTGGTGGGCATTGCTGACGTTTTGCAGCTTGTCCTCGGCCTCCGCCCTCGCGCGCATCTGCGCCGCGACCTCGCGCAGAGCGACCTGCTTCAGCTGCGGCTCGAGCGCGTACCAGCGGCCCTCGGCGTCCTGGAAAAGCTGCTTCGACCATGGCGTGGTCGGGCCCAACCCGCGCCGCGCCATCTCGAAGCCGCCGGAGGGCGTCTCGCGCTCGTAGACCTGGGAGAGCTTGCCGTCCTTGACCTCGATGTGGCCGGGCTCGTGGCCTTCGACCGCGATCTTGAGCGCCTCCGCCATCTTCTCGTGGCGGGCGATCGAGCGGTCGAGCACCTCCTTGTTGAGGTCGAGCACGTCCTTCGGCAGTCGCGCGATCGCCTCATCGAGCAGCTTGCTGATGTCCGCACCCTTTTCCAGGGTGACCGACAACTCGTTCTCCTTGTGCATCCCGCGCACGAACTCGAATTTGCCCAGAACCATGTGCCGGTTCATGGCGAAGTACGAGTTGATGTGCACGTCCTCGCCGGCAGGGTCCTTGATCGTGCTGGTGTCGATCCAGTCCGGCAACTCCGCGGCGGCGGTTTTCTTCTCGTCGGGGGAGGATTTGCGGCTGGCGAGCGTGTCGAGGAGTTCGCGGACCTTGCGCTCCTCGGCCGGCGTGTGCCGCTGCATGAACACGATGTCGGTGACGACGTCGGTGCGCGCGTTCTCGCGGAACGCGGTCTCGGGCAGGCGGATCGCGCCCAAGAGCTTGCCGCGCGCCGCCATTTCTCTGCGCGAGGTGGGGTCCTGCGCGTCCAAGAGATAGCGCGACACCACGGCGGCGTGGATGCCACCCGGCTGGAGCACGTCGAGGCCGGCGAGGAAAAACTGATTGTGGATCGAGTGCTCGTTGTATTCCGGCTTGTATTTGAAATGCAGCTTCTCGGAACCAAACGGCGGGTTGCCGATGTTGAGCACCGCCTCGCCGTCGGAGAGCGGGACATATTGCAGGCCGGAGTGCAGGATGGTGTCCTGCGGGTAGAGTTGCTGGGCGATGCGCTGGGTGAGGCTGTCGTACTCGACACCGATGAAGCGCGTATTTCCCGCAAGGTGGTCTGGCACGAGACCGAGGAAATTGCCGGTCCCGCTCGACAACTCCATCGTGAGACCGCCCCGGAAGCCGAGACGATCGACCGCCTTCCACATGGCGTCGATGACGGCCTTGGAGGTGTAGTGGGCGTTGCGGGTCGAGCGGCGGGCCGCGTGCATCTCCTCCTTGGTCAGGAGGGAGGCGAGTTCCTCGGCGCGCGCTTTCCACTCCGGCTTGTCGGAGAAGGCGTTGGCGAGGCCGCCCCAGCCGACGTAGCGGGCGAGCGCGCGCTGTTCATCCGCGGTCGCGCGGCGGCCGTCACGCTCGATCGCCTTGAGGATGCGGATGGCCGCGAGGTTGTCGTTGAACTTGACGGTCTCGCCGCCCTTGCCGAGCTCGACCTCGTCGGTGATCCGGAAATTGACCTTGGGGAGAGACGGCGCCTCCTCGGGCGCTACGTCGGCGGGTTCTTCTGGTATTCCCTTTCGGCTTCCGCGAGTTCTTTTCGCTCCCACGCCGGATGACCCGCCCCGGGCTCGGGGTCGAGCAGGATGTGGTGCTTCAGCGCCACCTCCTCCGCCTCGTGGGCCTGATACCCCTTGTCCCTCATCAGGTGGTCGATTTCCTTCTGCGCCAGCAGCGCCGCTCCCCGCAGGGCTTCGCTCAGACGGCCCTCCTGCTTCAGGGCGGCCACCTTCTTCGGCAGCCACTGGACCCAGTGCTTCCTCGCCAGGTGCTCCAGGTTCGCCACGCTCATGGGCGGTCTCCTCGGTGGGAATATGCGCCTGCGGCTGGGACGCCGCAAGGTCGCCCTCGACGTCCTTCATCGCCTCGCGGATCGCCTGGGCCCGGGACCACCCGCCGCCGCCCGGGATGACGCCGCCCTTCTCAATCCGGACGCCTTTCTCCACGCGGGTGTAGTAGATGCCGCCGCCGCGTCCCTCGTGGATCTGGTAGTCGACGCCGCCCACCCGCGTCGCGCCGCGCTCGGTCAGTTCGCGCTCGGCGCGCGCCGCCGGGGTTTCCTTGGTGGCCTTCGGTTCGCGCTCCTTCTCGCGCGCCATGTCGACGAGGTCGGTCTGCTTGCTCTCGTCGCCGAACAGCCCTTCGTCCGCAGGCTTCTGCGCCTTGGTCGGCTTGAGCTTCTCGTCCGCCTTGCGCTGCGCCTGCTCGCCCTCGGTGATTTTCTCAGCGCCTGGGATGACGGTCTGCTCGCCGGCGGGTGTGGCCTCGGTGGTCGGCTCGCCTTTCGTCGGCCAATTCGGGATCGGCTTCGGCTTGATGTTGCCGGAGAGGAAGAACTCATTGTCAGGATCGCGGGAGAATTTCGCCACGCCTGACCCAGCGACGCGACTGCGCTCGGCAAAATGGGTGGTGACGTCGATATAGACCATGTGCCCGTGGTCGCCAGCCTCGTGCACGTACCACTTCGCGATCTCGGGCTTGTCCGTGAACCACCGGCCGCGCGCGTTGGTGATGCCTCGCTCGTCCTGCGCCTGCTTGAGCCATTCCGGCAGCGGCTTCGGCTCGCCAGCGTATTCGCCGCGATAGAGACGGGTGTGGTTCTCGTTCAGTTTTGGCAGCGCGTCGATCGCCGCCTGCTCGGCCTCGGTCAGGCGCTCGTTGGCCGGCTTTTCGCCGCCAGTCTCGCCAGCGCCAGGTGCGTGCCCGCCCGCTTGTGGTACTTCGGCCGCTCCTTCGCCGGCGCGCTCTCCGCCTTCTTGCGCAGGTACTTCGCGAGATCCCGGTGCTGGGTGGGACTGAGGCTCACTGAAAGTCTCCTCCAACTCATCATAGTGCGGTGCGTCGGGCTCGACCATGCCGCTGTTGAGCTCGTTGGTGACAAGGGCGCGGTCGAGGGCGTCGTCGGGTGAAAGCCCGTGGTCGACCATCAACTGGATCGCGAGGTTGCGATCCTCGTCCAGGATGGTTCCGAAGCTGTTTTCGGTCAGGAAGTCGTCGAGGCGGTGGCCCGCGTCGCGCTCCGCCATGTAGCGGCTCTCGTCGTCGGCGCGCTCCTGGGCGTGACGATCGCCGTGCTCCTGGCCGATGGGGAACTGTTTGTTCCCGCGCATCTCCTCGGCGATCATGTCGAGGATGTCTGCCTCCGTCAGGGTGTCCGGCATGCCCTCGGGCTGGTTCTCGACGTAGCCGGCCTCACGCATCTGCTCGGTGAGTTCGTGGAGGGAGAGGCCGCCCTTGCGCAGCACCGGTCGCGGACCCTGGTTGGGCGCGATCGCGCGGGTGCTCTCGTCGAGGCCCATGTGCCGCAGGTCGGGCGTCGGCGCGAGACCGCCGCGGGCCGCGATGAAGGGAAGAAGGGAGACCGGCCCCTTTATAACGCGGGGAGCGCGGGGACCTTTGGCAGGCCGCCCTTGCCCGGGCTTGGCGGCTTCGGAAACGCCGGCGGGGCGCTCCCCGCTGGAGGCGCCCCGCTCCCGGTCGGGGGTACCCCGGCCGCCTTCACCCCCGGCACCGCCGGCTTCGCCTGCGGGGTGTCGCTCGTGATCTTGGGCACCTTCACCGGCTTGGGCGCGTGGAGTTTCGCCACCTTCGCCGCCGCGTGCAGCACCTTCTGGGTGCTGTTGTTCGGTCGGGGCAGCCTCCCCACCAGCTGCGGCGCTTGATGACGGAGAGCGTACGCCGCGTTCAGATGGCTGCTTGGGTTCCAGTATTGCGTCGGCTTTTGGGCCATAAATTTTCCTCACCTGATCGGGGGGAAGGCCATCACGGACCGCGGCGCGGCCGGCGGCGATCTGGATGGCGTCGGGGGCGCTGTGGCCCTCGTCGCGCATGATCTCGGCCGCCTCGGCGATGTGCGCAGGAGGAACGTCATTGAGATTGACGCCGGCCCGCTGGTACTCGGCCTCGACGGCGCCGTAGTGCTCCGGCTCGACCCGGCTCTGTTTCTGCCGGTCCGCGAGCACTTGCTCGAGCGGCTCGACGCCGACGGTGTTGCCAGGCGACTTGGCCGCATCCATCGCCGCGGTCTGCTCGGGCGCGGTCTGCTCGGTGCCCGCCGCGGAGCGTACCTCGTTCCCGTCCTGGTCGCGCTCGACGACGGTGGCCGGCTTCTCGCCTGCCTCCATTCGCTTCGCGACGTCGTCCTTGGAGAACGGCCCGAGGCCGAGCAACTCGTTCTCGCGGCCCTGGTCGGACAGGGTACGGATCTGCCCCGCGTCGACCTGTTTCGGGTCGTAGTGGAACACGCCGCGCGGGGTGTCGACGCGCTGCATGCCCTTGGGCAGCGGGAGTTCCCGTGTCCCCTTCGGGAACATCTGGACCGCACGCTCGCCCTTGACCAGCTGCTCCTGCTGGGCGCGCAGCGTCGCGTCGGTCTCGGGGACGTTCTGGCCGGTGTCGTTTTCCGGCGAAACCTTTTGCCCTTCAGGGGGTTGGGAAGTGCGATGGCCGGCCGGTGCTGACGTTCCGCCGCCCTCGCTTTCAGGACCGGCCGCTGGCGGAGGCGTCGCGGCCGGTTCTTCTTTGTTTTCAGCGGCTTGGGCGCCCTCGGCGGGGGCCTGCTCGACGGGCTTTTTGAGGTTCGCCGGGTTCTTCTTCCATTCCTTGAAGTGATCGACCGAAAACGCTGACAATCCACCGATTTCGCCTTTCGTCTTGCCGGTGGAACCGAGATAGGCGGCCAATGCCTCTTCGGGGCTGCGGAACCCGATGAACCCTTTGTGCTGACGAAACAATCCGCTCTCGCGGTCCTTCTCGTCGAGGACAAAGACGTGCGGGCTGTCGAGGTGCCTCCCGACGAAGTAGTCGAAGTTGTCCCCGTCGTTGCCGAGCGCGTCCTTGTCCTCCCCGTAGGCGGAGGCCATCGTGGATTCCCCCGGCTCGCCGGTCTCCGGGACGGTCCAGCGCCGGGTGCCGCCCGCGCCGGTCTGGAGCTTGAGCCGGATGCCGTTCCAGGTCGCGTGCGCCTGCTGGAAGTTCCCGGCCTCGCCCTGCCGGTGGGTGTGGTCCTCGTCGATGATCGAGGTGGCGCGCTCGAGATCCTCCGCGGTGCGCAGTTCGATGGGGTTGTTGCGGGAACCGTCGCCCTCCGGCTCGATCTCGGCGAGGCGCGCGGCGCGCTGCTTCGGCGACCAGCCCTTGATGACGTCGTCCGAATAGCCGGCCTCGCGCAGCCGGGCGTTCGCGGCCTCGAAGTCGCCTGCCGGCTGATCTCGCTCCTGACCAGCCTCGGGCGCTTCCTCATAGACGGCGTCAACCGGTTCACCGTTATGGCGGACCCATTCGTCGCGCTGGCGAATCGTCTCCGCGGTTGCCGGCTTCGGTGGCCCGAACTGCTTGGCCTCTGCCTGCAACTGGGTGCGGGCGCCCGCGTAGGCGCTTTCCGGAATTTTCGGCTTTTGGCCACTTCGCTTGCGATTCCACTTCTCATACTGCCGCGCGTAGCGAGGGTCGTTCTTGATCGCGTAGTAATGGGCGGCAAAATGCGCGATGTCGTCGACCGAGTAGCCGAGGTTCATCCCATAGTCGCGGTGCCAGATCAGCGTCTCGTGCGTTCCGCGCGGCTCGACCGGCGTGCGGGCGATGCGGTCGAAATTCGGCCGCGCACCCGGCTCCGCCGGGCCAACGACGCCGCGCTCAGCCGCCGCTCGAAACTCCTCGGGCGATAGCCCCTCGGGCGGGACTTCGGGGCCGCGTTTCGGCGCTTCCGGTCCAGGCTCCTGGGCGCCCGTACGGGCTTCGCCTGTCGCGGCGCCCGCGCCCGCTGTCTCAGCACCCCTGGGACCGCCAGTCTCACCAGGACGCGGCCCGCCGGGCGCCGCGGTGCCAAAATCGCTGTAGTCCTGCTCTTGCTGCTGGGACTGCTCCTGCCTCTGCTTCTCCGTGTCCGGATGCGCCGCCTTGATGGCCGCCTTCAGGTCCGCGTTCGACATCGCGGCGAGGTGCGCGTCGGTGTAGGTCGGGTCGATCGCGCGGAGCGTGCTCTTGTAGTTGTCGCGGGTGGGCTTGTAGTTCGGGTTGGTCCGCTTGTTCCCCACAAACCGCGGGTCGAACTCGTCAGCGTGCGGCGGTCCCGGCGGCGGCCGCGGTTCCCGCTCCTCTTCGCCCTGCCGTTCGTCGCCTGGCGGCGGAGGCGGCTCTCCTTCGCGCCGCCGGTTGCGCAGGTCGTCCTCGGTCTCCAGGCGGACCTCGGGGCGCCGCGGCCGCGTCCCAGCGCCGCCGAACGCGCCCATGGCTGCGCCGGTCAAAAGCGAGGCGATGACGCGGCGGACGTCGAAATTCTTGGCGTACCCGGCGGCGCCGGTGGAAAACGAGTAGCCGGCGTCCGGGCCGTACGTGGTGGCGAGTTGCTCGGCGAGAAACTCCTGCATTTCGCCGATGCCGGCGAAGGCCACGCCGGTCTGCGCCGCGTGCGCGAGCCGCTCGACCGCCCACCCGGCGAAGCCCGGCCACGCGGGCAGGAGCTTCTCGATCGGCTTGAACACGAGGTGCAGCGGGATCGCCCCGAGCGCCGCGCCGGCGCCACCCATCGCGACGGCTGCTTTCTGCGCCTGCTCGACCGTGGCGCCCTTTTGGATCGCGGCGTCGAAGGCGTCGCCCGCCGATTGCAGCCCCATCAGGCCCGCGCCAACCGCAGTGCCGACCGCCGGGCCGCCCACCGCAGTGCCCGCCACGATGGCGGGCGCCATACCTGCGAGACCACCCAGCCCCTCGGCGACGCGGCCGGTGATGCTCTGCTTCTGCGTCTCGGACATCGGGAAGGCAGCGTCGGCCTGCTTTTGCAGGTTCTCGCCAGCTTGGTAGATCGCGCCCTTGCGCGGGTCCTCGGCGCCACCGGAGAGCGCCCCGATTCCTTGGGCGGCGAGTGCTGCCGGACCGACAATAGGAAGGGTGCGCACCAGCGGCGCCACGTCAGCCAACGCCTTGTTGGCGCTCTCGGCGCCCTTGAGCGTGGCGCCGGCCCCATGCGAGAGACCTGACCCGAGACCAGAGATGGCAGTCTCGGTGTAGCCAGGCCATTCCCGCTGTTCCGGCGTCGCCTGTTGGGTGGGTGGTGGCGTCGTGTAGGACGGCATGCCCCCGGCCTGGCCGGCGACCTCAAGCGCGGCATCATCCTGCGCCTGGGTTGGCTGGGCCTGCTGGGTCTGTCCCTCGGCTGGCGTCCCGTACTCGGAGAAATCCGCGCCGCCACCTTGCGGGGCCTGCGCTGCGGGGGTGCCGTACTCGCTGAAGTCCGCCTCACCCTCTTGCGGGGGTGAGGGGTGGGTGGGTTCGGTCTTTTGGGGGGAGGGTTGGACGGATTGCTGGGGGCCGGGCGCCCCGAAGTCCTGCGGCTCTACGGGCGGCGGGGTCTGCTGCTGCCGCTTGCGCGCAAGCGCGGTCGCACCGGTTTTTCTGATGAGACGATTGAGAACCGTCTCGGGATTGACAGGGCTGTCGAGGCCGGGATCTCGGTCCCGGATCAGGTTTTCGACCACACGCTCGGGTGAGACCCCGATCGTGTCGTCGAAATCATCGTACGCCATCAGGTCTGACCTTCGGGGATCGCTTGCTCCTCGGCCGACATCGCCATCTCGTCGTCGTTGGCGGTCTCAAGCGCCGAGGTCTGGTCCCCCTTAGTCTGCTGTCCGGGCGGTCCCTTGGTGCGCTGGTGCACGCCGTTCTTGTCCTGGAACCACGCTCCCATCGGCACCTGGGAATGGAACTGGTCAGGCGTCATGGTGCGCGCGTCGATGGGTTGGGCTTGGGTGGATCCGCGGAGCAATTCCTCCTTGACCTTCTGCGGATCGAGACCGAAAGCCTTATAGGTCTGCTCCCGGAAATTCGCCGTGTCCTGCTCGAGCTTTTTGTAGGCGGCAGCAGCTTGTTCCTCTGTCCATTGGCCGTGAGTGACCATCCCATCGATCGACTTGCGACGCGCGGTGTCGAATGCCTGGATGCGCGTCTCGGCCTTGTTGACCGCGTCCTTGCTGCCGCCCGTGCCGTTGGCGAGCGAAGCCGCGCGCGCGTTGAGGTACTTCGCCTGGGCCGCCCGATAGACCTCCATGTTGCCCTGCTGCTGGGCGAACATCATGTCGCGGAACGAGGTGGACAGTTGGTTGAAGTGCTGGCCCTGCGCCGCACGGTTGTCCTTGGTCTGCTCCTGATTGTTTTTCTCGGCCCCCTCCAGGCCCTGGCCCGCGCCGCGAGCGAACGAGGCGAATTTTCCCGGGCCCTGGATCTTCGACAAACCGGCGCCGAGACCGGCCGCGAACTGGCGCCCCTTGTCGATCGGCCGCGTCTCCGGGATGGCGTACGGTGTGTTCGGCTGCGCGGGAGGTGGGGGTGGCGGTGTCGGTCCTTGCGGGGCCAACGACATCGGCGGTCCCGGGACCTGGGTCCTGGTCGCGTTCATGTTCATGCCGGGAAGCGGAGGGCCGCCAGCGACCTGCCCCGGCTGCGCGTTCATCGGCGGCGCCTTGACCGGCATGCCAGGAGGAGCGGGCGGAGGCATCGGCGGTCGCGGCGGCGGCAGCGGCACGTTCTGCGGGGCGGGTGCGGCCTGCGCGCTGTTGCTCATGTTCGCTCCGCCGGTCGGGATATTCTGCACGGTCGGCGCGACCGTCTGTCCCGCTGCGATCGTCGCCCCATCCGCATCGGGCACGCTCGGCTGCGTCGGCATTGACGGCGGGGCGTTCTGTCCCTGCATCTGCGGATTCGGCGGTCCGCCCGCCATCGCATTGGTGGCATACCCCTGCGCGCCGGCGCCGATCATGTCGGACAGATCGATGTCGGTGGGAGTCGGCTGGTTGGTGCCCTCCGCTGTGTAAGGACGCGGCCGCGGCATGGGAACGGGCGGCGCTTGTGGCGCGCTCTGCGGCCGCGGTTGCGGCATTGGCACGTGCTGTCCGACACCGGGGGCAGCACCCGCGTCCTGTCCCGGCACCCAGCCGACGCCGGAGGCGCCCTGGTTGCTGAAATCGTCGGGGAGGAACGCGCTGAGAAGGTTGTCCATGACGCCCATGTTCGCTCCTTACGCCGCGAGGCCCATCTGCTCGGCGAGCGGGGCGGTGGTGTCGCGCTTTTTGGGCGCGGGCTTCTTGGTCAGCTGGTGGTTCGGGATGACGGTGATCGGGTGCTTGGGCACGATCACCTCCGGACCGTTCTCGCCGACGATGGAGGGCCGCCCGACCGGCGGCGAGCCGCCTGCCGCAAAGCCCATCATCATCGTCGGATCGGTGAGCCCAAAGGAGTCGGACAGCGAAGCGGTCGGGTCCGTAACGCCAGCCGTTGCGCCAGCGCCTGGGGCGGACCCCATCGACGGAAGGCTGAGCGGGTGGTTGAAGCCGTTCATGAAGGCGCCGCCCGCGGTCGCGTTCGGGTCCTGCTGTTGCTGCTGTTGCGGCTGTTGCTGCTGGCCCGGCTGCGGCGCGGCAGGCATCATCGCGATCTGCGGCATCGCGTTCGCTTGCGGGGCGGCCACCGCAGGCATCGCGTTCGGCGTGTCGCTGGCGATCCGCGGGACAACAAGCTCCGGCCCGCGCTCGCCGACCACCGCCGGTTGACCAGCGCCGAGATCGCCGCCGTCGGCCAGAAACATCATCGCCCCCATGGCGGCAGCTGTCCCGGCCGCCTGCATCCCGGAATTGTCGGGCTTGTACTCGGTCGCGGTCGTCGATGCGGGCATCGCCTGCGACCCGGCGCCGATGGTCTGATTGAGAAGCTCGGTCGAGAGGTACGGCTGCTGCTGCTGACGCAGGAACTCCTGATATTTCGCGTTGTCCTCCGCCTGCGACTGCGCCGTCTGCTGCTGGCCCATCTGATTGACGAGACTGGTCGCGCCCTCGCGTCCTGCCTGGAGATTCTCGAGGCCGGTCGCGCCCGCCGCCTCCCGCTGCAACGCGGTCTCGTTGAGGTTCGCGTTCGTCGTCTGGGCGTTGAGGTTGTTCGAGACGTCCTGGGCTCCCGCGCCGATCGCCGTGTTGAAGGCGTTGTTGTAGGCGTTGCCGATGAGACCAGTGCGGGCGATGTTCTGCTCGTTGGTGAGGTTCGAGCGATAGAGCGCGTCCTGGCTGTCGTTGCCAAAAGCCCCGGCCATCGTCGAGTTCGATGCGGCGCCGCGATTCTGCGTGTCGAACTGCTGGCGCTGCTGCTCGAGTTGCGGCGCGAGCGCCTGCATCACGTACTGATTCATGTACGGGTCCATCTTCGACGCGATGGTGCTCGCGTTGACGGAGCTCGGACCCGCGGTGGCGGCGTTGTTGATGTAGCCCGCAGCCGTATTCCACGCCGGGTCGGCGCCGATCGTGTCGGCCATGCCGAACGATTCGTGCTGCTGCCCGGAGATCGGCGCGACCATCTGCCCCGTGTACGCGGTCGGTCCCTGCTGTTGCAGGTTCTGCGCGAATTTCAGGTTCGAGGTCGCGGCGCCCGACACCGCCGGATTGGCGGTCGACTGGGTCGTCTTACTTCCAGTTTCGGTTGGGCCGAAGCACATCAGTGCAACTCCGGTTTTGCTGCCCCGAGCACGGTGGGGCGCGTGAAGCTCACGCCGCTGCTGCGGCGCTTCATGTGTCCGTTGATGATGACCTCTCGGCCGGCGCGCTTACCGAGCGCGTCCGCCTCGGCGAGGAGCGAGGCGCCGACACCGAGATGGTGGAAGGCCGGATAACAAAAGAACCAGCGGTCCGTGATGAACCCAGCTTTCGTGTTGTACCACCAGCGCGGCATGATGAGGCCGAGCGAGCCGATGATGTGCCCGCTCAGACGCGCGACGATGGCTGCCCCATTGTGCACCACGTCGAGGACACCGCGCATGCTGTCATGCGGGTCGATCGGTGCGTAGAGCACGGGCTGCGCGATAACGCACAGGAAGCGGTGGATCTCGATCGCCTCCTCGTCGGAGGTGGCGAACGAGATTTCCGCCCGCTCAACCGGTACGGTTTGATCCGCCCTTTTGGAGGTCTGCGATGAGGGTGCAGAGGACATTGTTGAAATCCGTTTGAGACGGCGACGCCGGGATGGTGCGCTGCGTGGTGTAAGTGTTGTTGAGGACGAAGTTCGAGGCGATGTCGATCGTGTCGTTGTCGATCGATGCCTGCGAGACCATGGACAACTGGCGGAACAGCCAGTCGATCTGCTGCGCCGGCGTCCCGCTCGGGCGCCCCTGCATCATGTACTTGCGCATCAGTTCGCCCGGCGCGTGCCCATGGGCCGGACATAGGCGGTGGGCTTGCCGAACCGGAAATACTGCCCGAGGCCGTTGCCCGCGAGGAGGAGCGAGAGGAAGCGCCCTGCGATTCGAAAATCGACCATACCGCCCCTGGTCATGGTCTCGGTCTCGGTGTCGATCGTTCCCTGATCGATCTCGTCGTAGGCATTGACCGTCGCGGAAACCGTCCCGGTGAGCGCAAGCCAGTCGAAGCGGACGCCGTCGACCAGCATGTTCGTCCCGCTTTCTTCCAACTCCGTCGGAGCGAGCTCCATGCTCCAGGAGATCGCGACGCCGTTGTTGTCGTAGCCCTGCTCGTGCTGGTAGATGAAGCCGTCGGTGAAGGGGATGTAGGGCGACGTGTTGCCCTGGGTGAAGTGTGTCCCCGCGTGCCGACCCTCGTTGAGCGGCCACCAGCATTGCTGGTCGATCGAATAGACCACCGTCTTGGTCGGGTTCTGCTGGCCCGAGACCGTGTAGCAAAACCGGATCTCGTTGAACTTTGGAATGTAAGTCGCCGTGCAGCTGTAGGCGTAGTTCTGGTCGAGCGCGTCATAGACCGCGCGGCGGATGTCCTCGACCTGCGGGATCGGGCGGACCGAGCCGTCGTACATGAAGAAGTTGTCGGTCCCCATCCAGAACGCCACGCCGTTGATGGTGACAACCGCGTTGGGACCGATGAGACCGCAGTCCTTGCCGGCAAGGGACGAGTTGTAGACGTACTGGTTGCCGGAATACTGGAAGAGATAGGCCGCAGCATCCGACCACACCATGCTGACGAAGGGCCCGAGCACGCGGCCGCCAACCAGCTTGGTTCCCTCCGTGAGGGTGCGGGTGTTCGCAGTATTCGAGGATGCGGGCGTCCAGACGGTGAAATCGCCCTGCGTGCACCACGCCACCACCATGCTCTCGCGCAGCGCAAAGACGAACCGCTCCGGCGTCACGAAGAGGGCGCGGCAGTCGGTTGGAGCCGAGGCGTCCACCTTCACTGCGCGAGGCCACGGCTGCGCCTGCGTCGGATCGAATTGATAGACCGTTCCGCCGTTGTAGGTCGCGACCAGGAACTTGCCGAAGTGATCGAGCGACCAGACGCGCGGCTCGATCACGATGGTCGAGCTCGAATGGGCCGAGCCGTAGGTCCCGAGGCCGTAACCACCGACGCCGTAGCCGAGGCCGAAGGCGGGGTTTTCCGTTCCTACTGAAATCTCGAACTGGTAGGCGACGGAAGCGCCGCCACCGGTGGTCGAGGCATTGGCATTGCTGCCGGCCACAAAGGTCAGGTTGTTCGAGTCGACGATGGTGGCGACGATCCATGTTCCGTTCATCGTGACGGTGGCGACGGCGCTCGCGCCGGAGATGATGAGCGTGTCGCCTGCCTGCGCGCCATGCGCCGTGAGGGCGAACTGAACCGAGGGAGAGCCGCTCGTCGTCGTGAACGGGTTGCTGCCGGCTGTCCCGCTCGTCCGGATCGGCGTGACGTCGTTCTGCGCGAAACTCGAGTCGTAGATGTAGAGCTTGCGATAGGTGCCGGTGGCGATGAAGTTGTCGGCCTGGTTGTCGCGCCAGGCGTGAGCGATGCGGGGCTGCCCGGAGGCCGGGGTCGAGACGGCGACGATGTTGCCGCCGTTCTTCTGCGGCCTCCCGCGGACCCAGCGCACGCCATCGCTGTTGAGCCATCGCCCTTCAGCGGCTCGCTTGCTCTCGGTGAGGATCACACCCGGCGGGGGCGTGATGGTGAGAGGACGCGCAGCGGCCATCAGGGCTGGACTCGCCCGGCCGACGGTGAGATGCTCGGCGTCAATCCCGGAGCCCAGTCATGCGAATGGACTTTCTCGTGATCGGCCTGATCTGCTTGGCGATCGCTGGCGCATCGATTGCGCTCGATGGTGAGCCCACCTGCGTCAAACAGGGGGCCGCCTCGGTTCTTTGGCACGGCGCCTGCTGACTCAACGCTTGATGAGGCGGTTGCAGATCGTCGCTGGCGGGACGACGTTGTGCGCACCACCGCCCGGCGGTGATGCACCGCCTCCAGTCGCTGGAACGGTCGCCGTTATGCCCGTGGTGGCGGTGCTTGTGTTAACCGTACCTGTGACTTGCAGCGCATTGTTAGCGGCAAGGCTTGAGGATGCGCCGCCTCCTGATGGGACCGTATGAAAATGCCCAGGATCGGTGATCGTGACTGGATGCGTATGCGCAGGGATTTCTCCGAACGTCAGCGTGTGCGCCTGCTCGCCGCCGGTGGCGTTGAGCTTGGTGCCGTCGATGCCCTGCGTGGTGGACTTGGTGAGGTTGCCCTTCGCCGTCCCACCAAGGTCGTCGCGGATGAACGGTGCAGCACCGCGTCGGTCCGGCAGATTGAAGGTGGTCGCGGCGTCACCCTGGCCGTAGGGCAGCGCGCGGATTGCAATGCCGGTCGCCGTTCCGGTCGCGGCCTGCGAGAGCGTCAGGGCGGTCGCGGAATTGATCGAGGCGATCGTCGTGCCGGTCGGGATGCCGGTGCCCTCGATCAGCGCCCCGACGAGACCCAAACCCCGCAGGTCCACCGTGAGATTGTCGAGCGTCGTGTTGGTGTGGGTGTTGCCGGTGATCGCAACGCCGCCGATTGAGTTCGGCGCGATCGCGGCAAAGAGCGCGGCGTCGGTCGTGCGGTTCTTGGTCTGCCCGACGGGGAAATACCAGCCGGTCGGCTCGACGAGGCCGGAGTAATCGATCTCGGCGCCGGACGGGATGTAGGCAACGCCCTGAACCTGGAAGGCGTTCGGCGAAAGGACATTGATGACGCTCGGGGTGGAGGCGCCAGCGCCAGTTATCTCAAGGACATCGGCGCCGTTGACCGTGACGCAAACGTCCTGCGTTCCCTTGCGGCGGATGCCGGTGCCCTGCTCGTTGAAGAAGGAAATGCCCGGGGCCGCGAGCGTGCCATCCGGGGCGAAGTATTGCGGATCGCCGAGCGAGGCAGAGCGGCCGACGAAGCAATTATTGTTGCCGTCGCACCAGACCTTGGCCCAGCCGGAGGGAATGGCGAGCGACGCCGACCCGGACGGCGTCTTGAATGTCAGTGTGTGTCCCGCGAGCGTGCAGCCGTTGTTGACGAGCCAGATCTTCGACAGGTTCGGCACCTGCACGATCTGATTTGACGCGAGCGTGCCGGAGAGGTCGAGGATCGCGTGGATCGCCCCCGACGGCCCGGCCGGCGGCGGAGAGGCGGACAGGTCGAGCGTCCCACCCGTAACCGTCTGCGGGTTGCGCCCCGCGATCGCGAGGTCGACCTCGTCCATGACACCGGAGTTGAGCAGCGAGCCCCAGGTGTTGTTGTTGTTGCCGATGCCCTGCTTGAGCAGTCCCAGCAACGCGGTGAACGTGTCGCTCGCCACTTACGGGATCTCCACGTCGATGATTGAGCCGCGGCGGAAGCCCTCGTTCTCGACCATGATCGAGGACGCGAGAGCGGTGAGGCGCTGCACGAGCTTGTTGTATTCCTCGGTGTCGCGCATGAAGTCGGCCGCCGCCGCCTGGCACGCGGTGCGCACCAGTTGCGGATAGCGGTTGGTGAGGAAATTGGTGGTGTTCGTCCCGGAGAGCTTCGCCAGCGACTGGTAGTAGATCAGGTGGCAGGAGCAATCCTGGGTGAAGGCGCCGTCGAACTTGATCGTCTCGTTCCAGATCGCCCAGCTGCGCGGGAAAGCCTGGACGAGGTTGTCGCACGAGTAGGTAGCGCCAGAACCCCCACCCGATCCTGCCCCACTGGCGGTGGTCCCAAGCACCGTGGTGTCGACCACGAAATTGTTCACGTCGGTTATAGAGGTGATCGGGAACGTCCCGTTCGGCGTGATCCCGTTGACCGCCGTTGCACCAGCAATCGTGAACACGCCGCCCTGGTTGAAGCCGTGGCCGGCGAGATTGACGCTGACCGAGGCGGACAGGTTCGTGGTGGTGAACGGCGACGCCCCGAGGTTGCCGCTCGTGGTCGTGTAGGTGCGGCGCCGCTTGACGACGCTCTCATCCCGGTGCTGGAACTCCGTGTTCAGCGTCGGGCACCAGATTTCCCCGATCGGATCGAGGAAGCGGGCCGGCAGCACGATCTCCGAGTTGCCGGCCGGGATGCGGAAGAAATACTCCGTCATCATCTCGCGGACGCGCAGGGTGCCCCAGAGGAGCGCCTGCATTTCGTCGACGATCGTGACCTGATCGAGCTTGGTGTACGGAACCCAGTTGAGCAGGGATCCGGCAACACCTTTGCCGGCGATCAGGGTCGTATAGTCCACGGGTCGGCCCCTGCCCTACCGGATCAGTGCTTGAGGCTCGGGTCGGCAGGACCGAAACCGTCGAGGTAATGGCGCAGCGCCGGACCGACCTGCTCCTCGGGGACCAGTTTCTCGTCGAGCACTAGATCGATGACGAGATCCTTCTGGCGCGCGTGCACCTTGCCGTAGCGCATCTTCGCAGCCAGCTGCACGAGCCACGGCTCGTAGCGCAGCTGGCCCCGCAGCCAGGCGGCGAGGTTGACCTCCATCGCGAGCTTCTCGCGGGCCGCCGGCGAGGAGAACTCGTCCACCTGCTCCGGCTCGTCCTCGGGGACGAAGCGCGCCATGCGCTCGAGTCGCCCCTCGAGGCGCTTAGCCATCGCGTCGGTCCACGGCGGCCGGAACTGCACCGGCTTGCCCTCGGCGTCGTGGCCCGACCACGGCTGGCGCTTGCCGGAATCGGGGAACAGGCTGCCGTCGAGCGCGAACGGGAAACCGTCCTGCCAGAAGGCGATGCCGTAGTGCGGATCCTCGGGCGTGCGGTCGCCGTGCACGGTCGAGTGATCCCGACTGGGGTCGAGGGTCAGCGTCGGCAATTTGCGCGACGGCGCCTCGGCCGTCTGAAGTTCGGTGGTCATGTCTGCTCCGAAAATGAAAAGGCCCGGCGCAATGCCGGGCCTCAAAACGACGGATCCGCCGTCGCGCGGGTCTTAAGCGACCTTCGGCAGGCTGGTCGCGATGCGGGACTGGATCGAGCGCACGACGCTCGCCCAGTCGCCTTTCCGCGGCTGCCGGATCAGCAGCGCGTCGGGATACCAAGGGGTCGTGTCGCCCCACCGCCAGCAGGGCTGGTGGCACAGCATGATCCAGGTGTGGGCGCCGAGAGAGGCGGCGAGGTGCGCAACCGAAGTGTCGACGGTGATGACGATGTCGAGCCAGCCGATCGCGTGCGCGGTCTGCCGCATGTCGGTGAGCTTGTCGGAAAGGTCGGTGAGGTGCCCTGCCTTCACCAGCGCATCGAACTCGATCCGGTCGCGGTCCGGGACGTCCTTTTGCAGGGAGAAGAACTTGACCCCGGGGGTGCGCCAGAGCGGCCCGAAGGCGGCGATCGGCATCGAGCGATTTGCGTCGTTCGCCTGGCCCGGGTTACCCGCCCAGGCGATGCCGACGCGGGTGGCTGGATTGTGGAGGCTGTCGCCGATGAGCTTGCCCCAGCGGTCGCAGTCGGGGCAGTGGAACATCTGCTCGCGCGGCTCCCAGTGCGGGATGATGCCGAAGAAGCGCGGCAGCGACATGAGCGGCGAGTGCACGTCGTGCGCAGGCAGGTCCGTGTCGCTCGTCAGCAACTCGACCCCCTCGAAAGCGCCGGCGCACAGCGCGCGCAGCGCGGTGTGGACGTAGAGCAGGATGCGCGCCGGGCCCTTGTCGAGAACACGTTCCACGTAGCGCATGAACATGATCGAGTCGCCGTGGCCCTGCTCGCCCCAGAGGAGGATGGTCTTGCCGGCGAGGCTTTCGCCGTTCCAGCGCGGGGCCGTGGAGGGCATCCGGTAGATGCGCTCGCTCGACGCAAAGCGCGCCTCGTACTCGTCCCATGCGTCGGGGTGGCCGAGGTGCAGCTTGGAGATCGCGCGGTTGTAGCGGGCATCGCGGAAATCCGGATCGCGCGAGAGCGTCGCGTCGAACGAGGCGATGGCCTCGTGGTGACGGCCGAGCTTGTTGAGGGTGCAGCCGCGGTTGAAGTGCGCCACCGCGTTCTCCGGGACGAGAGCGAGAGCGCGATCGATCGCGGTCAGCGCCGCGTCGTGGCGCCCGACGCGCATCAGCGTGTTGCCGAGGCTGTTCCAGGCGATGGGATTGTCGGGCTGGAGATGGGTGGAAAGCCGCAGGTCGGCCTCGGACTCGTCGTAGTGGCCGAGCTCGCCCAGAAGCGTGCCCCGGTTGGAAAGCGCCGCCACATAGCGGCGGTCGGCCTTGAGGGCTCGTTCAAACAAGTAGAGCGCCTGAAACTTGTCCTGGCCGAACAGGAGACCGCCCAGCCGGTTATAGGCCTTGGCGTTCTTCGGGTCGGCCTTGATGATGGCGCGCAGCACCTTCTCGGCGTCCGCCGGACGGCCTTCCGCCTCGAGCTTTGCGGCGAGGGCCAGTGCTTCCTCGCCGGTGAGTATCTGTTCGGTTTTCATGGTCTCCCCAAGCGAAACGGCCCCGGCGTGTGCCGGGGCCGCCTTCGTAGTTGTCCTCCGTCGAGAACTCTTAGTGGTTCTCGATGATGACGTGGTCGACCGGGCCCGCCGCGCCCACGTCCCCGTCCGCCGGCGCTTCGGCGCCGTCGAGCGAGTGCGCGAGATTGCGGGTGCCGCCGTGGAAGGCGCGCTCGTCGTCGATGATCGACGACGGGATGTCGAGCGCGAGATCCACGTTGTCCATCGCGACTGCGGTCAGGATGCTCTGACCCTTGCGATCGACCTTCTCGTGGTGGAGGCCCTCCGACTTGCCGTGTCCGCCGGTGAGAGCCTCGGTGATGAAACCTTCGCTCCCGCGTGCGACGCGGTCCTTGCCGTAGGGGTCGTGCGGTCCAGGGCCTTTCGCCATGGCACGTCCTTTCATTGTTCGAATGAAGTATCCGGCCCCATGGGCGCAGGCCCGATGGCTCCGGAAACGGGTGGCGGATCGCCCTGACGCCGCGGGCTCGCCCGCGAGAGGCGAGTGAACCCATCGTGAGCCGGCGAGCCGGTGTGAACGGCGTCGTCGAACTTCTCGATCGGGTGCGGGTCGTTGAGCTTGACCGGCTGGTTGCGCCGGCCTTGGAAGAGTCCCATTGCGATCCTCCGGGATGAGGAAGGGGGCCGAAGCCCCCCTCCGGTTACTGGAACGAGATGCCGTGCCAGTCGATGAGGACCTTCACCAAGCCACCGCCGGCCGGCGTACCGCCGGTGCCGGCAAGATCGGTGATGACGAAGTTGGTGTCCTTCGGGATGCGCCCACCCCACGCGCGGAAGTTCGCATCGAGCGGATAGCCGTCGAGCTCCACGTGGTGGGCGAAGTCCTGAAGGTTGCGCGGCGGGTTGCCGGTGATGGCTTCCTGCGACGCGCGATGGATGCCGGTGGCGTAGCCGAGGATGGCGGTCGTGCCGAGCCGATAGCGACCATAGGTCGAATCGGCCGACGACGTGCCAACGTCGATCTCCGGAACCGTGGTCGTGCCGACCAGAGAGGTCGCCACGTCAACCATGATGTCGCGCACGAAACCGGTGCAGCCCTTCGGGCCGATCATGTTGTGCGTGACGGTGGTGGCGCCGAAGGTCGTGTCGTTGAAAACGTACTCTTCCTTCTGCACCGAGCCAGCGTGATCGTAAGACATTGTGTCTGTCTCCTTTTCCTGCTGGCCCGATCAGGCCGCCGAGTCCCACATCACGATGCGCGCGTTCGTCGCATCGGTGTGGACCAAGCCAAACCCGCCGAGGTAGTACCAGGCGATGCCGCGCGACCGACCGTAGTCGCCCGGGATTTTCGCGCGGATCTCTTCCGGGATACACACAGCCTCAGTGACCGTGTCCCCTCCCATGATGAAGGCCCAGGACGAGAGACCGTTGGTCCACGCCTGCGCAGTCCCGCCCCACGGATCGTACGTGGTCGCGTTCGCCGCGCCGCCCTTCGGGATGAAGGTCTGCTCGATGTAGCGGGTCGACTCGTAGCGGCCGATCTCGCCGTTGAAGATCATCGCGAGACCAGTCTCCGTGTACTGGTGGATGGTCTCGAGGCTGTTCTTCAGGTTTCGCCAGGTGGTCGGATGCGACACGCCGACGTAGTCGTCCGCGGTGAAGGGCGGGATGTTCCGTTCCTTCATCGTGTCGACGATGGCCTTCGCGTGTCCCGTCCCGTAGGCGAGGTTGTTCGTCACCGAGGCAGTGCTGTTGGTGTCGAGGTTGATCGCCGTGGCGGAGTTGCCGCCGCTGGGCTCTGCGCGCAGCGGGGTGTTCTTGAACTGCAAATACGATTCGATGTCGAAGTATTTGCGCGCGTCATCTTTCAGCGTCTTGTCGATGATCGCTGCGACCTGATGCTTCGCCATCGCGAGCAGCTTGCCCGAGTACGGGACGGAGTTGCCCGCCTCGAACACGGTGAGACTGTGCTGCTGCATGGTGAAACCGGTCTCCGGGATTGGCGCACCCTCATCCAGGCGACGGCCTTGCGTCCCCAAATTCGAGTAGACGTCCCAGAAATACTTATCGCCGCGGTTGAGACCCTTCTCGGTCCCATCCTCGGCGTCGCACAGCTGTCGCATCTTGGTCAGCGGCTGGACTTGCTGCCGGAGAACGTCCGAAAGCTCGTCGCTATACATGAAGCCGCCTTCCGCAGCGACAGCCCAAAGCTGTCCTGCCATTTAAGGCTCCTTACAGACTTAGCGTTGATGTGAGATCAGGCGACGACGCGACCGCGTGGCTCCGCGCGTCTGCGTGCCATTGCGGCGACGACTTCGGAGCGGCTGCGTTGCTGCGGCTGCCCCTGGTCTGCTCGCGGTGTCACCGATCGGTTGGGTTGCTGCGGGATCGTCTCACGACGCTGCGTGCGGTCGACTTTGACCTCGACGCGCGGCTTCGCCGTGGGAATTTGATCCTGCGGGGTCTCGGCCGGGGTTCCCTTCCACTTCCGGAAATCGCTGACGGCCGTCTCCATGAGATCGTTCATGGGACGGACCTTCGCGCCCTCGTGCCGATAGTGGAGGTGCCAACGGCCAAGCTCCTTCTGATCGGTTGGATTGGGCAACTGCGCTTCCGTAAAGCCGAGTGCCTTGAGATCCTCGTACTGCATTGCCGCGACGTCGGTCTTGACTGCGGCGACTGCCTTCGGATCGGAGGCGATGTCGGGATGTTTTGTCTTGAGGTCCTCGAGCGTCTTGAAATTCCGCGCGAGCTCATCGCGTCGGCGGTCCTCTCGCAACGTCTCTTGGGCTCCTTGTTTGGCCCCCTTCGCGACGACTCCCTCCACGATCGTCTTGAGGGTCTTTGCGGCCTCCTCCGGCGCCTCGAATTGCAGCTGCTTGACTGCATCGACCCACGGATCGACGGCCTCCTCGGCGGGGTGTTCGCCGCTGGCCTCGGTTCCGGGTGCCGGAGTTTCCGTGGTTTCGCTGCCGGGGTGTTCGGCGGCCGGGCCACGGACCCGTTGTTCGGTCTGCTGAAGCAGCGTGTTCACGCGCGTCAGTGTGGACGATGCCTCGTCGGCCTTGCGACGCGCTTCGTCCATGTAACTGTCGCCAGCGAGGCCACGCTGGGCCGCGGCGAGCAATTCCTCTTCGGAGAGTTCGAGCTCCTGGCCGCGCACCTTCACCTTGCGCTTGACCACCAGAGGCTGCTCGGTCTGCTCGGTCTGCTGCTGCTCCGGCTCGCTCTGCGCGGTCATCTCCGGCGGCACGCCCTGGTTGGCGAACGCGCGCAACTCGGCGACGTCGTCGGCTTCCTCGCTGCGCACGCGGCGCTCGCTGAAACGCTTTGCAATCTCGGCGCGCGGGTCCGGCCGGACCTGCGGCGCCTGGCGCTCCTCGGTCTGCTCCTGAGCGCGGATACCGCCATTTCCTTCGGTGCCGACGTCATCGGGACCGGTGGTCTCAGCCGACTGCTCGATGATCCCATCGCTCGGATTGCCATCCCGCGGCACCTCTTTCCGGTCGATGCGGCCTTGGGCTTCGGCGATCTGCTCAGCTTTGCTCGGGGGCATAGGTTCCTTCCCTTGTTACAAGTCCCATTTCAACGGCGTCCTCCTCGCCCTCCTCGGTCTCAACGAGGATGTCGAGTAGCTCTTCGCGTTCCTTCTCGGTAAGCAGCTTGTCGGCCTCCAAGCCCTTCTGAATCACCTGCTTGATCCAGTCGCACAGCTGCTCGAACCGCCTGACCTCGTATTGCTTCTCGCGAATGCGCTCGCCCTCGGTCGGCGGGATGTTGACCAGCGCGACCAATGCGGCCGCCGCCTCGATCTTCGCGAGTTGCAGCATCGCCATGACGGGGCGTAAGCCGTTGGTCGCTGCGAGTTGCGTCTCAAGCTCCATCGAGATCGCGAACATCTGCGCGACCGCGATGGCCTCCAAAGGCTCTGTCATGTGATGTCCCAGAAGTTGGCGGCTCGCGGAGCGCGAGTGCCGCCTTAGAGCTCGCCGGTCGCGAAAAGCCCGAGCACGGCTTCAATGGCGTCCTGGACGTCCCGCGCGTCGGCGATCTCGTCCGGCCGCAACGGCGGCGGCGTCTCGATCGCCGGCAGCGGCGGGAATGGGCGCGCCTCGATCTCGCCGCGCGGTGGCGGCGGTGGTGGAAGCAGCGGTCGGGGCGGATCAGCCTGCGTGCGCGCCGTCTTGTAGGCGCCGCGGTTGACCTTCGGGCCGCGCCAGATCGACGTGCCGCCCTTGGTGACGTCGATGACGATGGTGCCGGCGCCGGCCGTGAGACCGTTGCCGACCAGAATCGCGTTGTCGCCGCCGAGGATCAGTCCGGCCTGGGCCGTGCCAAAGACGCCGGAGAAGAAGGCTTGCAACGCAGCCGAGGCGCTCCCGGCCTGGGCGGTCGCGCTGACGCCCGTCAGCGGCGCGCTATCGCTCGGCGTGATCGTGCCGGCCTGCGCTGTGGCGGCGACGCCAGTGATCGTCGCCCCGACCCGCGGGGTAAGGTTCCCGGCGGCCGCGGTGGCGGCGACGCCGGCTACCGTGATGGCAACGGATGGCGTGATCGCGCCGGCCGATGCAGCCGCCGCCACGCCGGTGACGGCGCCCGCGACGGTCGGCTGCGAGATCGTGCCGGCGCTCGCGGTGGCAGCAACACCAGCGACCGTGACGGCGACGCTCGGCGTGATGTTGCCTGCGGTCGCAGTGGCGGAAACGCCGGTGAGGTTGACGTTGAGCGGCGCTCCGGCGAGATTCGGGAGATACTTCTTACGCCTGCGCCAAAGGCGCGGAAGTTGCCGGACAATAAGGGGCATACAAAGCCCCTATTACGGGGTTTCTTCCCAGCGGATGGTGCCGGAGCAATTGGTCGACGACGGCGCTGCGTTGAGCGTCAGCCCAAGTCCCTCGCCGGCGAGACAGGCCGCGCGTTCATCGACATCTGCGGGCTGGTACTCCCACGGCAACAGAACGTCCCATGTGTACGATTCGAGCGTCTGCGTCGTGGTGCTGCTCGCCTGCGACGTGTCGTTGGCATGAGCAGCCGCCGTCGTGGTCGCTTTGGTGTCGCCATCGTTGACGAGGTTGACCGTCGGCGTCGAGCCGCCGGACCCCGCCGTCACGGTCGCACCGGTGTAGCGCTTGAGCGACAACCGAAATTCTGTGGCCGATGTCTGACCGATCGCGCCGAGGCAAATGTAGCGCAACTTGAGACCATTGGCCGTTCCGGCTTTGACGAAAAAGATGTCCTGCACAGCCGAGATCGCGACGTTCTCGAACTGCATGACGTAGACACGCGAGCCCATGCTCTATCCCCTTCTGAAAAACACTTTCTTGCGGCGATAGAGACCGCCGAAAGGCGTGTAACTGATCGCGATCAGGCCCTGGAATGCGCTGCCGCCACCACCACCGGTGCCGCCCGCCGCGCCTGAGCAGAGAGCCGCACCGCAGCCGCCGCCGCCGCCGCCGCCACCGCCGCCACCACCGCCGCCGTAGTGACCGCCCGCTCCGCCTGTCGATCCGGGGCTTCCGGGGTTGCCGGCGCCGCCGCAGTTCTGCGGACCACCGGCCCCGTGAGCCCCGACGCTGCCGCCGCCGCCTGATCCATGCGTCGCGTCAAACTGAGTGCCGTTGGCACCGCCCGCGGTATTGCCGTTGTCGCCCGTCGGAGTGCCGCCCGCGCCGTGCGGGCCGGCTGCGCCGCCTCCGAGACCACCGTCGCCACCATTGCCGCCGGCCGCGCCCGTGTTGAGGCCACTGCTACCGGCGACCCCCGAGCCCCCGCCGTTTCCGTTGCCGCCGCTAAACTTCGTCGTGCCGACACCGGACGCGGCAGCACCGCCGGTTGAGCCGGACGCGGCCTTGGCCAGGACCGTGGCCGAGCTAACGACCCAGGTATCGCCAGCGCCGACCTGAATGTTGGCGGTGCCACCGGGCGTGAGCGCAAGATTGTTGACCAACGAGAAGGCGCCGCCGCCACCACCGGCCCCGCCGTTGCCGCCCGTGCCACCTGTCGTGCTGAAGGTGGAGCAGGCCCCAGGGGCGGTCGTTCCGGATGCGCCGGTGGCTCCGCTGCCGCCGCCCGCTCCGGCGCCGATGGTGTTGACCGTGTTCAGGCCAACGTTGAAATCGGCCGGAACAGGTACGGTCGCGCCCGATGTCGCGAAGAAGAAAAAGGTAACAGCGACGAAATCATCACGCTGTGACAGCGCGATCCATTCATCGAGGCTGAATGCCTCGCGCTCGACAACGTACTGTCCCGGAACCACCGGATTTTGCTGCGGTGGCGCAAACCCGCGCCGCACCGCGGCCGTGCCCAGGGAGAGCACCAGCGCCGCGCTCGCGACGAAGCTGAGGTAAACCAGCCCGTTTCTCGGGCCCAGAATTTTCACTTGACGACTGTCCCGTCGACCAGGAGCACGCCGGCTTCACCGGCTTCACCAGCCGGCCTCGGCTCCGGCAACGGATGCTGATCGATCGAGCCCGCCGCCATGTTGACGAAAATCGTATCGGGTTCGAGCACCATGATCTGATGCTCGATGTCCGGCGGTAGCTCGCGATTGGCATCCGCCGGCGTCATCTCGACCGTGGGTTCGCCCTTGATCTCAAGTCGTGTCCGGCCGCGAATAACCCGGTGCCCATGCGGCGTCGGGTGGAGATGCCACGGCAGACCATCGCCGGGAGCGCCCTCGAAGACCGAGGCGATGACCCCGTAGGCCACGACCGTACTTACCCGCATCATGCGATCCGGAGGATGGCATTGACGGCGTCGGCGGTGGGCATGACGGCAGTGAAGGTGCCGGAGGTAACGGTCTGCGTTCCGCCGAAGTCATGCACCGAGATCGTGCGGCCGTTGAGCGGCGTAGCAGCGGCACCGAGCCGGGTGGACGAGTTGTAGATGATGCCGGCGGTGCAGGAGAACGACGCCGAGGTCCACGACGGGTTCGGCGAGAAGTTGGTGATCGCCGTCGTGCCCGACGGATTGGACGGCGTCACGTTGGTGAGTGCGGTGCCTCCGGACACGTAGCCGGTGCCGGACGTCTCGTCGGTGCCGACGTTGGTCGCGGTGGGCGAGCCGGCACCCGGTGTCCCGACGTTGGTCTGCGTGCCATCGAAGGTGCGCGTCGGTGACACCTTGATGAGCAGCATCTTGAACACGTCGGCCGTGAACGCGATGCTCGATCCGGCGGCGCCGGTCGCGGCCTTGCTCATGGTGACTTGCGTCGCCGAGTCGATCGACGCGATGACGGCGCCGGCGGGGATATTCGTGCCGGTGACTGCCATGCCGACGGACAGCCCCGCGGTCGAGGCGAGGGCGGTGATCGTGAACACGCCGTTCGACGTCGTTCCGGTCACGCCTGACTGCGTCGCGTTGAAGCAGTGCGTGGATTGGAGGAGCTCGACCTTGGCGGAGGTGCAGAAGGCGGTGGTTGCCATGGATCAGGCCGCCTTTCGCCGCGCCAGCCAGGCGCGGACGTGCGGGTCGCGATGGTCGTGGTCGGGGTTTTCGCTTGCCCGGTGGTCCGGGCCGATGGTGTGCCCCTTGGCGACCCAGTCGCGCTCGATGTCGATCGCAGTTGAGAACCACGAGCCGATGACGCCGCGCACCGCCTCGCGTACCTGCTCGGTCTGGAAGTGCGGCTCGAACACCGTGCCCTTGGCACAGTTCACGACGGTCGCGACGGCATCCTCGAGCGTCTCGGCGTGCGGCGCGTGTTTGCTCGGATCGAGCGGCTGCGACAGCCGCGCCGTGCCAACCTCGCGGAGCAGCTTGCGCTCCTCGATCTGGACGTCGTGGTGGTGCGCCTCGATCTCGTCCTGGATGTCCAGGAGAAGGCGCGGCAGTTCGCGGCGGGCGCGGCGGGCGTCATCCGATTGCGAGGTGGCGTCGATCGCGATCAGGTCGCCGATCTTCTGGGCCGCCCAATAGGCCAATTTCTCCGGCGGGTGGGCGCCCCCGTCGGTGACGAATCCCTGGATGAGCATCTCAGGCTCCTGGTTGAGCGAATGGCGGCAGCGGCGGGGGCGTGCGCTGCGCGGGTGGTGGCATGTTGGGAGACGGCGGCTGGCCGCCGAGCATCATGCCCTTGATCTGATTGGTGACCGGATCGCGGACAAACTCGATGTAGCGCGCCTGCTGCATCTGCTGCTGTTGCGGCGAGGGCTGCGAGTCCTGCGGCGGCGGCGGCTCGCCCAAGGCTTGGTCGGTCATGTACGACTGACGCACCGGCGGCTCGCCCTGCTGTGGAGGCGCACCACCTTGCGGCGGCGGGCCTCCGCCACCAGCGGCGGGTGGCGGTCCGGGCGGCGGGGAAGCGCCAGGGTTGCCCTCTGGCGCCCCGCCGGTGCCGGTACCACCACCCGGTGGCAGCTGTGGCTGCCGCTCCTGGTGGCCCTGTTGGCGCACGTCCATGCCATGCCGGTGGCCGTGATCGCGCGCCGAAAGCAGCATCTCGTTGTGCTTGTGGCCATGTGTGAAGCCCATATCGCGGGCGGCCATCAGCTGCTCGATCAGCGAATTGACCTGATCGTCCTCGAGCTCTCGTTCGCCGAGCATCGCCTTCGCGGCGGCCGAGAGCGAGGTGATGAGAGCAGCCTTTGCCCCGGTGCGGTTCTTCTCGATCTTGGACCTGATCTCGTCCGCCTTGAGATCCATCAGCGGGTCCTGCTGCTTCGGCTGGCCCTGCTTGAAGAAGCGAGCGCCACCGTCGCGGAAGCCGCCGGCGCCGAACACGTATTCGCAGATCGCCTCGACGTCGATTTCCTTCTCGCCGCGCAAGAACTCGGGCGACTGGGCGATGATCGGGGCGACGATCTGGAGCACCTGGCCGAACTTCATCAGGCGCTGCTGCGGGTCTCCTGCCCCGAGCCCGACCGAGACGCGCACGGCGATCTCTTCTTCGATCAACTCGTCGTCGATCTTGGAGACGCCGTACTTGGTGAACAGCTGCGCGCGATCCCCACAGAGCCCGAGGATCACGTCGTCGTGCTCGTAATACTGCTCGAGGCGGACGATCTGGGCGAGGGTTGGGGCACACCACGTCTCGATCCACACGCGGATGTCGAACTCCTGCACCGCGTTTGCAGAACCCGAAACCAGCTTGAGGCCGCCGAGCGTGCGCGAGAGCGCGTTGTTGCTTTCCGCGGTCTGCCCGTTGAACTGCCCCGCGAGGTCGTCCATTTCGAGTTCGAGCTCGCGCGTGAGCATTCCCACCGATTGCGGGATGTCCTGCGGCCGGTCGAAGGTGACGTCCTTCTCGTCCTGCACCATGATGGTCGAGCCGTACGAGCGGCGCTTGACCTGATCGAGGTCGACGCCCTTGCCCTTCACCACCTTGGTGACCGGCATGACGTTCTGCTTCACGGCATCGAGGCGCAGGTTGACGATGTCGTTCAACTCGCCCTGGTGCTGCTGCCAGGACTCCACCGGCGACATGGGGAACACGCGGTGGGCGTCGAGGTTTCCCACCCCCATGGTGAGCGGACGTTCCCCGAACTGCTCGGGATAGACCTCGCGGGTGGGCTTCGGGTCGGTGAGGAAAGCCCTGTCGCCGGCGGAGAAGAACGTCCAGTCCTCTCCGTCCACCCGCATGAACACCTCGTAGACCCACACCACCTGGAACTGGGTGCCGGTCTGCGACTCGTCCATGCGATCGATGCCGAGCTCGCGCGAGCGGCGGATCGCCGAGGTGTCGGTCGTGCCGCTGTCGGTGTTCGCGAGAAGCACCGAAGGCGAGACGTCCTTCCACGGATTGATCGGCGTGTTCTGCCGCTTCCTCACCTCCTCCATGTTCATCGGCCACTTGATGATGACGTAGGAGGCGGACTGGATCGGGTCGGTCCACTCTGCGGCAGGGTCGAGGGTGATGTTCTCGGTCGGGATCAGCTGGCAGTCCGGCCGGTCGATGTCCTTGACCCAAACGTCGCGCTTGACCGTCCGCATCTCGCCGGTGCGGTCGTCCCTCTGCTGCACGGTCTCGACGTGCGACTTGCGAAGCTCGAATTTCCAATACTGCTTCGAGACGCACACGCCCATGATGAGCGCGTTCTGCCGGGCCCCCATCGCAACCTGGAACCAGGGCATCGCGGCTTTGCCGGAGGAGCGGTCGGTCCGATAGTTGACCACCTCCTCCATGAGCGCGGCGGCGGCGCGCTGGCGGGGATCGGCCTCGTTCCCAGGAAGGCAGTTGATCGCGTCGATGTTGCCGAACAGGGACGCGGCGACCGCGGCCATGTCCTTCTTGACCGACGTTCGCGTCTTTGGGCGGAAGAACTTCGAGCGGCTGCGCCAGTCGACCCGGGTGTATTTCGAGCCGGTGAAGTGCTGGTTGTTGTAGGCCCGAAGAGATTGCGACCACGCCTTGCGATTGACCTGCGCGATGTAGCGGGCCGATGTCGCTTCCGCCTCGCGCACGTATTGCAGGAACGGGATCGAGTCCGGGTCGACGTCGCTGCCCTGCTCGGCCTCCCGCTGCGCCTGGTTCTCGATCTGGTCGGACGTGCCCGCCATCGTGGCGAGCGTTCCGCTGTCGCCGCCGGCGCCAGTGCGGCTATCGTATCCACCCCCGCTCCACGATCCGCGACCGCCGGAGCCGACGAACTGCTTGCCCTCGCCGGGTGGCGACGCTGGCGACTGCCCGAGCGGCGGCCCGGCCGAGAACGCGATCGGCCGCGCCTTCGAGCGCGGGATCGTCCCCGCCTCGCTCGCGCTATCGCCCCCGGCGATCTTGCCGGGGTCCTCGCCGTGCGGCGTCGTACGAAGTGCCATCAGGTCGGGATCGGCCGGCCTTGCACGACCAGCTTGGAGTGGATCTCGCGCGCCGAGAGGAACGCGGCCTGATCGAACACGCTACGGGACAGCTTGTAGCGTTCGAGGATCTCGCCCGCCCCGTGCAGCACGGCCTTGTCGAGGCTGCCCGCTCGCGGGAGGTTGACCACGTACCAATGGTTCGTGCCCATCAGCAGCGGGATCGAGAACATCACGACCTTGTTGGCGAGGTCGGCGCGCACGCACCACTCGTAGCCCACCGGAAAGCGGGTCAAGAGGTAGGTGCGGATCCACTTCGCGAGAGTGAGATCCTGCTCCTTGTACGGGTCCGCCTCGCCGCCGGCCGGCGTGACGTGCTGCACCATCACCGTGGCGTCGTGGACGCCGAAGCCGCGCTCCTCGGTGATGAAGCCTTCGGTGATGACCTCGGTCATCAGGCGGCGCCGACCGTGAAGGTGCCGATCGATTGCAGGACTGCGGCGGAGAGCGACGTCAGGGTGACGTAGAACTTCCGCATCTGGTTGGTCACCGTCATGGTGCCCTGGAGCGTCCAACCGGCCGCCGTGGTCACCGTGTAGGTGTGGGTGCCGTCGCGGCCGATGATGTCGAGCTCGTAGGTCATCCCGGGCTGCGGGTTGACGCCCGCGACCGTCATGGCGGCGACGAGGAGCGCGACCGTCGGCAGCGTGAGGGTGGTGGCGCCGGCCTGGGTGCCGGTCATGTCGACCGTGACTTCCTCGGTGCCGCCGGTGAGTTGCGCGCCGGTGAGCGTGATCGAGGCGTTGACCGTCGCGACCGTGTTGTAAGCCTGCTGCGGGGCGCCGGAGCCGGACAAGACCGTGTGCCACACGCCTGCCGCGGTCGTGAAAAACTCGGCCACGCCGCCAGGTGGGACCGCAAAGGCGTTCGAGGCGCCGAGGGAGTTGATCTGATCGGTCCCGTTCGGGAACACGTTGAGGATCTTGGCGCCGGCGTTGATGACGCTGATGTTGAGGCCGGGCGCTGCGGCCATAAGGACCGCGCTGTCGCCGTTGTTGGCCACGGTGGTGAAGCGCGCGATCGACGTGGCGATCGCGGTCGCGGAGCCCTGCCCGCCGCCCGCGTGCGCCGTCAGCGCGTCGGCGAAGTTGAACGTGGCCTGCGAGCCCGAGAAACCGCCGCCGAGCCCCTGCGCGCGCCAGGCGCCGGCCTCGGTGTTGTTGAACCAGACGATCGAGTTCGCCATCACGGAGACGCCGGTCGCCCCGGCGACGCCGTTGATGGTGTCGGAGCCCTGCGCGAACACCTGCATCGGATTCGCGCCGGCATTGGTGACGCAGATCGAAAGCGCGCCGCCAAGGAAGGAACTGACCGGCGGAAGAACTGCGCTGTCGTTCGCACTCGCCACCGTGGTGAAGGTGCAGAACATCGAGTCGATCGGCGTGGCGGAAGCGCGTCCGCCGTTGGCGTGCGCCGTCATGCCGGCGTTGAAGGACTCGCACCAGAAGCGGCCGAGCCAGCCGAAGCCAGCTTCCTGCTGAACCGTGCCGGCGTCGTTTTGGAATCCGCTCACATTGCTCTCCTCAAAAAGAAAAGGCCGCCCGAAGGCGGCCCGCGACGATCTCGATGTGGTGGTGGATCAGCCCACGAGGGCGCTGTAGGGACTGCCCTCGCTATCGACGGAGATCAGCGCGTCGTTAGCGTCGGGGAACTGCACGCGAAGGTCGGTGTAGGTGTTGCCCCGCACCGTGAAGGTCCTGACGATCTGGGCGGAGCGATCGCGGAACAGCGTGTTGCTGTCGCCTGGCGCGACCGTCATGTCGGACGCGACCGCGTCGTTCACGATGCGCAGCGCGTAGCCCATGTTTGGAACAGCACCCACGATGTCGGCGAACATCTGCGCCGCCGTCCGCATCGTCAGCACGCCCGGCGAGCCCGAGGTGTTGACGAAGGTGACGAAGTCGTAGCCGACCCCCGTGAGGTCGCCTTGCGCGAAGGTGGCGGGCCCGGAATAGGCCTGGGTCACCATTTTGTTCGGCGTGTTGTAGGCGCCGCGCTTGTAGGGGTCGGCCACCAGCACCTTGCCGGACGAGGTGACGTACTCGACCTCGCGGTGCTTCCTGCGCTCGAAATCCGGGTCGGCGACCAGCACCATCGAGAGCCACGGGACTTGGACCGTGGCGCCTTTAGTCGGGGGGCGGTAGAGCGCCATCAGTCATGCCCCGGCGGGACGCCATTCGGGAACGATGGCAACGGCCCCTGGATCTCGGCGCCCTCCGCCTCGACCTTGGTCATCGGCGTCGGCCGGAAGCCGGCGAAATTCAGCGTCTGCTCGTGCTTGCAGCGCGGGCAGGTCGCCCGATCGCCGCGGCCGCGCTCGTGCAGGAACACCTCCCCGCAATCGCACGCGACCGGCGAGGCGTTCGGCGCCTCCCGCCCCCACAGGCGCTCGGGCTTCTTGTCGAGGATCTTCACGCCGCCGCCTCCCCAGCGAGCTTGCCGAGGCCGATGCGGTCGAACTCGGCCCACACCCTCTGGATCCACGCCCAAACCTCGCCGCGCAACATGCGCGACTCGCCCTTCATGCCGTAGAGGCCGAACAACTGATTCTTGAGGTCCACATCCTCGGCAGCGCGCCCTTCGAGGTGCGGCACCGCGATGGTGGTCGATGCCAGCGACTCGAGCACAGGGCCAAGCTCCGGATCGTTGGCCCAGCCGAAATAGCCCTCGTTCTCCGAGATGTAGTTCTTGACGAGGAAATGCAGCGAGCCCCCGCCAATCGCGGCGCGCGTCGTCGGCGCCTCGCCGAGGGACTCGCGGGTCGGGCCGAGCACATGCAGCAGCACCAGCGCGACGGCGTCCTGCTTGACCTCATCGAGCAGCCGCGCCTTGTCGAGCGTACGGACCAGATGCGAGAGCATCCCGGCCTTCACATCGATCAGCGTGATCGGCGAGAGCTTGTCGAACACCGCCATCTGGTCGCCGATGTCGTCCATGTCGCGGACTTCCGCGCTCGGCACGAACCGCTTGAACACGCCCTTCGGGATCTCGGTGTCGATGGCCCGGAACTGGATGTTGGACTTGGCGAGATATTCCGCCACAGCGCGCGAGACGGTGGTCTTGCCGACGCCGCCTTTGTCGGCGCCGACCATGATGATCAGCGGTTTCACGGTTCTTCCCTTCGGTTGGGCGATCGGCTCGACCGCCTTGCAGCTGGGGCAGGTCACGGCCTCGCCGAGGCGCCGCTCCCAGATGAAATGCTCGCCGCACCCGCACTCGATGTGCAGGCCGTCAGGCGCCTCGCGGCCGCGCAGCCGGTCGGAGCGCGCCAGCAGCCTCACGCAGTTCAGTATTCGCCGTTGAGCAGCACGAAGGCCCTCGGACTGTCCGTACTGAGCCGCCGCAGCGTGAACGGCTTGGTCTCGTCGAGCCCATGCTCGTGCAGCGCGGCCTGCAAGAGTCGGCGCGCCTCATCTTCCGATCCGGCGGTCACCACAGAGCACACGCCAACCGGGTAGTAGCCATCGTGATCGGTGCAAACGTAAATTTCGATCGTGCTCATGCGTCGTAGCTCATCTCCGGCAACTCATCCTCGTGGATCGGCTCAGTAGCTCCAACCTCGAGCACCTGCGGCTTCTGCGGGTCGAGCTCGAAGATGCGCGAGCACGCATCGAGGAAGTCGTCATGCGTCGCATACGGATGACGCGATGCCTCGGCGATGAAGTGCCGCGTGAGGTCGTAGACCTCGTTGTTCTCGTCGCGCCGCGCGATCGCGGTCACGATGCGGGACTTCTGCTCGGTCTGCGCGCAGTAGCGTTGCGACCGGGTGAGACCCTGCACCGGCCGGTAGATGACCTGGCCGATGTTGAACGGGCACGGCTTGTCGGGCGTGCCCTCGATCTTCATCTTGGCGTCGTGGTTCTTCTGGTCGGCGTCGGTCCACACCGTCCAGTAGGACCGGTTGAGATACGGCTCGCGACCGCCGTGGTCGGGGTGCCACGCCACGATGGGCAGGAAGAAGCGCCCTTCCCGCACGTCCGGCTCCAGCCGCTCGATGCGGTCGTTCTTGGAGTGCCGGCCCTGGCGAGGAGTGTTGATCTCCTCGATGAGAAACTCCTTGCCCTCGCGCTCCTTGTACTCCTCGATCACCTCGAGGTCGGACTGCATGCCGTACTGCTCGTAGCCGATCCTCACCAACTGCACGCCGCGGTGGCTCGACCACTTCGCCTCCAGCTGCTTGATGTACTGCCACCGCTGCGAGAGCTTCATGCGGTGGCAATAACCGTCGAGCAGGTACTTGTTGCCGACAGTGTCGACACCGATCACGGCGATCGCGGTGCGGTCGGAGCGTTGCGTCGACCCCTTCGAGGGATCGCACATGATGTAGACGTTCATCACCGACGGGATGATGTCGTAGGTCTTGAACCACGTCGTGCGGAACGTGGCCTCGTTGCCCGCGATCGGGTTCAAGAGCATCTGCGCCGAGACGGTCGACCGCTGGTCCCGCTTGATCTCGGCCCAGCGCGCGGCTGAGAGAAACACCGGCTTGCCGTTGAGCGTCCCGTCGTCGGTCGCCGGGTAGATGCGCGGCATGAGCGACTTGCGCTCGATGATGATGCCGTTCGTGTCAGCGAAGTGATAGCGCGTCCCAGGCATCCATTTGCGGGTGCCCTCGTGGGTGCCGAGGTTGTCGGCCATTTCCCACCGCGCCGTCGTCTTGGCGATCAGGTCCTCGGACAGGTAGTCCTGGGTGACCACGTCGTCATAGACGTGCAGGCGAAAGTGGCGCGACGTCGGCTGGCCGTCGATGAGACCGTGCGCCTCGACCGTCGCCTCTTTCGGATTGCCGCGACGCTTGACGGTGATACCGCGCGCCACGCCCCACTTGGCGGGGCGGCCGTCGCCGGCGGTTTTCGATTTCGGGTTGGCGTAGAGGACGTCCGAGTACAACAGCTTGAGATAGTCGTTGTTCTCGAGCTCCTCCTTGATCTGCGAGAGGAACTCCTGTGCGATCGGCT